GCATCGAACCGCTTGTCTTGCGGCATGGCATCTCTTAGGTTCACGACCGCCTGAAACCAGTCCTCGTAGACCTGTGCTTCTGTCGGATTTCGCTTTGCATACACTTTGATGCTGTCAATGATGGCGATACACTGCTTTGGCTGCATAAAAAAATAGGCACCCCCTACCTGAAAATGTAAAGAGTGCCTACAACTGCACAAAAATCAAATATTCGATTTTATAATTTTGCTTCAGAAAATTATTTACTAAAATCCATCTTAATAAATGGGTTTCTCAGTTTATTTGACTTCTTCCGCAAGCTGGTTTAGCCTGCGCTTCAACTCGTCCGCATCGTAGTACAAGGCGTCTGCAACGGCGTTGAGAATATCGAGCTTGTCGGTGTAATCACACAGCGTTTCAATCAGTTTCAAGCTCTGATCTGACAATTTTACGGGTTTCATGCTTTATTCCTTTCTTTGACTATGTAAAGTGGGCTTCGGTTCTTCATCCCCAAGCATCAAATTGTAATGAAGATACCTTTCAATGATGTCAGATCAGACCAGCCCCTGCAGCATCAGCTCTCATTTTGACAAGTTCTTTTTTGAGTTCAAAGTTTTTGCTGTATTGCCCCATAAACGACAGGACATTCATTTTCTTTTGGTTGTTTGGAAAAATAAATTCGTCCGAAACACCGTCTTTTGAAACGCTATAAAAATCCTTTGATATATGCTGTTTCTCTAATTTGACTTCAAATCCATGTTGCAGCAGCCAAGAAATTGCGGCTTCTTCATGCTTGCTAAAATCCCATTTCTTGTTTTCGAGACCTTGTAAAATAGCTTTCATGTTTTACTCCTTTCACCTGTTCTGTTCAGCAATCCGATACCATGTCTGGCGGGTCAAATAATGTTCGCTTGCTCATCAAGCCACGTTTCGCGGTCAAGTCTTTCCTTCTTTTCGATTAAGGTAGGAGTAAACGTTTTATCGCTCTTCCATCCAGCGTATTTCTTAAAATACGCAAGATAATCTTCTGCTATTGCGGGAATGCTTTCCAAAATAAATGTAAGAAGAGCCACTCTCATTTGCCGCTTAAACGTTTCGGAAGGGCCTTCTTTCTTGAAATCAAAAAATATGTTTTCATCATAAAACAAAACATTGCATTTCTTAGATTGGCATTCCAGCATAAAGGAAGTAAAATCTTTGCAGTTTACAAAATCGAAAACCGAACGAAATGTCAAATCTGCATCTTTTTTGATAAAATCCCAATAAAACGGTTTTTGCTTTTCCATATTGTTCTCCTTTTCTCTTGCCTGTTGGAGAAAAGAATGGTATACTGTGGTTGCACCATCCTTTTTCCTGTTTTGGTTGGTTTGGTGTACTCTTAGCGGTGGCTTGTGGTTGGGCTACCGCTATTTTTATTTACGTATCTTTCGACACGCTCATACCAAGTAGATTTTCCAATACCAAGCTGCTTGCAACACTCTTTTACAGTGATTTCGCCTTTTTTCTGTTGTTTTAATAGGCTTTCAAACTGCTGCTCGTCAACTTGCTTTTCCTGTCTGCCGAAGCTACGGCCTGTTCTGGCTGACACTCGCTTGCCGTCAACAATGGGCATAGCAGCTATACCCTCTGCCTGACGCTGTTTGGTTTTCTTGCGCTCCTGTTCAGCTACTGCACCCAAAACCTCAATAAGGATGTTGTTTACCATTTCCAGCACCCATGTCTGGTCTTGGAAGTCAATAAGCGTGGTCGGAATATCGAGAATGCGAACAATCACGCCTTTTTCTTTGAACCATTGAAGTTCTCGCTTCATTTCGTCTTTGTCACGCCCGAATCGGTCAAATTCCTTGACGATGACTTCATCCCCAGCCTTGACAGTCTCTTTCAATCGTTTATACTGCGGACGGTCAAAGCTGCTACCTGTCATTTTATCACAAAATACATTCTCGTCCGGAATGTCGAACCGATCTCGTGCGATTTTAAGCTGTCTTGCAAGGCTTTGCTCCTTACTAGACACTCTAGCTAAGAAGTAACGCATTTTTTTCACCCATCACTTGATGTCAAACCCATTTTCGACTTTTGTCTCACGAGGGACTACCATAATCTTGTATCCCATAACCCTTAGTGTTTCATCCAGCTTGTTGACACTAATGTTTTTGTGCCTTAGACGTTCATTCAAGGTTTTAAGCGGAATGTTGAGCATATCACTTAACTTCGCTTGGTTCAATTCCTTCAATTTCAAAATTTCCTTTATCGCTTCACTTGCCGTCATTTTTCTTCGCCATCCTTTCTTGATTCTATTATATCAAGATATTTCTGGATGTCAAGATATTTCTGGACTTTCTTTGCTTGCGCTTATATTATATATAAATATACTCTAGTATGTATTTATACATACTAGAGTAGTATAAGGATGTTTACTTAGTTAATCACAATCAGGTAGAAAATTTTCTATAATAAGGAGTAATTCTTCCAAACTTCATTTCCGTAAAACTTTGGGTCTTGACAAGCATATTTTCACGCTTTATACTTGTTTCAGCGAAAGCGAGGTGATAGGCTTGGCAAGACGAGCAGAAACCTCGGAACGTGATAAGCTGCGCATGATAAGCACCCGGCTCACTGAGAACCAGATCGCAAGCATGGAAAGCAGCGCAAAGGCATTGAACATCTCAAAGGTCGATGTTATCCGCATGGGTATCGAGTGGGTGGCATCCTACGTTGAGAACATCAAGGCATAAAAAATAAGCTACCAGCGAGTACTTTGGACGGTCACACTGATAGCTTATCCACATCACGAAACGAGAACCTGCAACCACCAAGGGGGCAGTCTCCCTTTTCGGAATCTATTATACCAAAAAGGGCTGATCTCCGCAAGAGTTAGGAGCAAAAAACATGAACTTTCCCACGACAACCGAAGAATTTCTGAAAACCCTCGTACACGGCAAAGAGCCGACCAACGAGGACAGGGAGTATGCAGAAGCACTTGGTAAGCTGTCCGAACTGAACTATCGGGCAGGGTACGAAGCGGGAGCCGCTAATAAGAACAGCAAAATCTGATGTCAACACTAGCGAACACAATATCTAGTGTATTTTACCTTGACATTCAGATATTTTGTAGTTACACTTATTGCACAGCAAAACGAAAGGGGGTGAATATGTATGAGTAGTCCTTACGCAGAGCGTTACGGTCACACCGTTACCATCAGCGTGACGGAGCGGCAGTTTGCCAGCTTGCAGGAATACTGCATCAAGAACCGGGTGTCCATCTCTGCTGCGTTCCGTGAAGCGTTCTTTACGCTGCATCCGATGGATTCCACCAATGAAAACGAAAAATGATACGTCCGCTAAAGTTTGCCGACCGCAGCGAACGTATCATGTAAACCCTGAGAGAAGCATTCTCTCGCCGTTATTATAGCAGAAAATCGCTTCTCTCACAAGTGAAAAGGAGCTTTTTAATGCAACTTTCTTTGTCTGAGAACATCAAAATCTTTAACAACGCCGAGTTTGGCGAAATCCGTGTCATGCTCATTGACGATGACCCTTGGTTTGTTGGCAAGGACATTGCGGTAGCACTTGGCTACGCAAAGCCTGAGAACGCACTGTCAGCACACGTTGATGAACAAGATAAAACCACTACCCTGATTCAGGGTGATGGTTCTAATTACAAGAGCAAGACAACCATCATCAACGAATCAGGTTTGTACAGTCTGATTTTCAGCAGCAAGCTGGAAAGCGCACAGAGGTTCAAGCACTGGGTCACTCACGATGTATTGCCGTCCATCCGTAAGAACGGGATGTACATGACCGACAACCTGTTGGAGACGGCTATTGCCAACCCGGACTTCGTGATCGGTCTGATTCAGAACATGAAGGCCGAAAAAGAAAAGAGCGCAGCATTACAGATGCAGAACAAGCAGCTCTGTGAGAAGAACGAGGAGATGCAGCCAAAGGCAGACTACTTTGACGACCTCGTGGCGTGGAACGTGTCTACCAACTTTCGCTCTACCGCAAAGGAACTGCGCATTCCTGAACGCCTGTTCATCAAGATGCTTATTTCTGACGGTTACATCTACCGTGACAAGAGCAAGGGCATCCTGCCAAAAGCGGGCAAGGGTGACGGCCTGTTTGCGGTCAAGGAATACTGCAACCAGAAGAACAAGCACGGTGGCGTACAGACCAGGGTAACGCCGAAAGGCCGTGAAACTTTCCGTCTGCTCTATGCAAGCATCCGCAAAAACGGATAAGTAACGCTTTCTAAAAATTTAGAAAGCGAAAATAGAAAAGCCAGTGGTTAGAGAGCATCTATCCGCTGGCTTTTTGTGTTATGTGATTATCCTTCTACAAGGTCTGCGTACTTGACTTCAATGCGGGGCAGTTCATCAGTGGTGCTGGTCAATGCTCTGGTGATTTTTTCAAGCCCGGTGAACTCACCATAGACGGTGATAATATCATCGTCCAGAATCTTCACAGCATCGCCGCCACGCTTATCCAGCATATAATACTCGTCATCAGCATAGAAGCCATATCCGCTGTTGTCTGTGTAGGTTCGCCATGCTTTTTCACTGCCAGAGAAGTTTGCGTCAATAATCTGCGAGACCTTTACATTGACAACAATCTTGGTGCCCTCATACTTTTCAGGATAACGGCACAGCTCCTTATAGTCCACAGTCTGGCACTCTTCCTTGTAATCGTCCTCGCTGATTTCAGGCACAACAGATGCAACGGAAGAAGCGGTGGATGCACTTGCCTTAGATGTTGCTTTGCTGCTGCTTGCAGAGCCGTCAGAACTACTACCAGAGCCGCCAATGGCAGACAGGACAATCAGAACAATGATTGCGATGAACCACCAGCGCTTGTAGATGGGCGGCTTGTTCTTGCCGCCACACTGAGGGCAGACCTTTGCACTTGCGGCAATCTCTGCTCCACAGTGCTTGCACGTTGTCATTTTGCTTTTAGCCATTGTAGATTCCTCCCTTTCAAGGCTTGTAAGGCAAGTATAGCACAGAACACAGACCCTTTGTAGGGGTCTTTTTGTTTTTGCGGGAAATTTTTGAGATTGACAATGGGGGTGGGGTGTTTTGTGCAGAAAAGATAGGGTGGGTAGGCGAGGAAAAACGCCTTTTTTATTTTGGAGATTTTTCGCGCTACTCACCGGGCGGGGCTGGGCGGCGGCTGTATACCCCTCCGGTGGAGACCCCAGCCCCAGCGCACCCGAACAGACTGCACCGGTCTGCACTCGATACCAGACCGCCCACGCGGGCAGATCGTGACGGCAGCGGGGCTGGGCTGCCTGCTCAGTGCGTCCGGTAAAGTGTACAATTTCGGACGCTTTATTTTATCCATATTTATATGGATAAATTTTGCCAAAAGCATTGACAATCCATATATATATGGATATAATATAATCAGTCCAGATAAATATGGACTACAACCACGAAACACCAAAACAGGAGGGCAAAAACCATGAAACAGACCTATAAATGTAGTGACCTCTATACCGCCACATTTGAGGACGGCACGTTAATGACTGGAACGCTTAACCAGCTCTATGCAGCCCAGAACAACCGCAGAATGACCATTAAGCCCGTTGTGTGGCTCTGGTGCAGTGACAGCGGCCTGTATATGGTAGACTACATCTTGGAGGGTGCGGGCTGGACACTGGGCGCATTTGACACGCTGGCAGACGCGGAAAAGGCAGTGGCAGCATATAACGCGCAGCCCGCCGCAGATGTGGCAGCAATGCTCACGGAAACCGCGCTAAAGCGCTTTACCTGTGAGGTGGAGTGCAAAGCACTTGGCGACGATGGCAAACAATATGATGCCGTTTGGTGCCCCGATTGTGGACAGATCTATTACACCATCCCGGCAAAAGTTAAGGTGCTGGGCTACATCCCGCAGTATAAGGAGGACTAAACGATGACGAGAACCGACGAATTGAACGCTGAAATCAGAAATCAGGCGGTGCGCCTGTATCCCAAGTGTGCCGGGCTGTTTGAGCTGCCGTTGATGGTATACACTCAGATTGTAGCGGACAACCTGACCCGCTCCAAGCCGTACCGCTTGAGCGTTGAGCGTTGCAAAAAAATCATTCTGGCAATGCCGGAGTTTGACTAATGGGGGGGTTGCAACATGATCACTTTGGACTTTTCCCAGTGGGCCGCCCTCTGGTATGTGGGCGGCATGGTCAGCGGGGCGCTGGTTATGATTGCATTTCTCAACAGCTAAGGAGGGCTAAAAAATGACGTTATTCGAAGAAAAGGTGAACGAGTACAGGGAAAACAAGCGGCTTTTGGAAGAGCTAGAAGCAATGAACGAAAGCATTAAAGCTGATATTATCTGCATGATGCAGGGCGCGCCGGAGATGGCGCAAGGCACCGCAAAAGCCATTTACAAGGACGTTCAGAGCGTCCGGTTAGATAGCAAGCTACTCAAGACGCTGCACCCGGATATTTACGCAGAGTGCAGCACCCGCACAAGCTACAAGCGGTTCAGCGTGGTATAAGGGGGGTTATAACATGATCGACGAAAAAAGATTTAGCTGTGCACTTGCTGCACTCGATAAAGCCGGACAGCACCAAAAAACGGCAAAAGATAAAGCATATTATGACGGTATGCTGACCATGTTGCGTATAATTGTTTCTAACGGCTGGCAAGATGACGTTTTTGTGCGCCGGAGTGACAGCGGATCGCATTACATTTTCGACAAAACAGCCGAAGGGCGTATTTAATGGGAGGCGCTGCACATGATATTTTCTTGTATCCTGTTTTTCTTCTGGTTTTTTTCTGCACTGTTTAAGGCGTCCAAATAAGGACGCCGGAACACACTTATATAATATGGAGGGTTACGCAATGGCTAACGCTAATAAGGGATATGACATCAATACAGGGCTGTATACGTCCCGTTACTATGCCCGCAAGGCCGCAACCGGCGCGGAGGTTGTCGTTAAGGTCTGCGACGGTTATACCATCATGCCGGCAGCCGATTATAACGTCTGGCGCAATCAGCGTTGACACAATTTAAGATTCAACCCCGCTTCGGCGGGGCTTTTCTTTTGCCTTGCATCTTCTGAGGGTGCAGGGCTTTTATTTTGCCCTGCTGCAATGCAGCCACATACAAGCGTTTCCAGCGGCATTTCTGCCGTCAATGCAATTATACAGTCACAACGCTAAAACCGTTTACAGGGCTTTACAGCGGCTTTTCCATTGATTTGACCCGTTCCAGCGCACACAATACAGCAATCACACAAGACGACTATGCACCGTCTGCGCCACGCTGGAGGGCATCACAGCGCCGTAGCACATCCAGCATATACCAGACACCGCCACGCCGGACGCTGCACAGGTCAGCACAGCCGCCCTATTATAATAATGTATATAAGAGCGCAGCAGTGCGCCCCTGTTATAGATCCATGCCCAGCGGGGCAGCATAGCGCAGGCCATGCCAGCCCGGCGGGGTCAGCGCCTACCATCTGCGGATCTGCTGGCAAGTGCTGACACGCTGCCGGCAGTACAGACCCGACGCGCCTGCTGAGGGGGGGGGGTCAGCGTTTCCACCTGTACAGGGTCAGCCCGGCACCCTCCATCAGGCGGGGCAGTCTAGCAACGGGGCGCGGCTGGCGGCGCGGAACCACTGGCGGCTTGTCGCCGCTTCTCTTTTCGGGCTTTCGCCCGATAGCCAATAGAGGTCAGCAATAGTCGTAGCGTTCCAGCTGGAATAGTCGTAATTTCTCCCGGCGGATAGTCGTAGAATAGTCGTAAAGTCGTCAGATGACAAGCATTTGAAAGTCCTATATATAGTATTGTAACGAGCTGTTCGCTGATAGTCGCAGAGCAATAGTCGTAACGTTTTCTTACGAACCATCGTCAATTAGTCGTGTGTTTTTTTGTGTGAAATAGTCGTTTGCCTTTTAGAGAAAGAGAGGTGCGATAGTCGCTAAGCCATCCGACATCCCCAAAAATCAATATGTGTCAAGACACATGTCAATTTTATTCTCGCCTAGCCATACCAAATTCGTATACCAACCGTACTTATTATAATATACGCTTATATATCCTAGTAACTATCTATGGATTATTCTGCTAAAATAATCGTACCACCCGATTTGGTCTGTTCCTGCTCGATTTAATTCCCAGTAACAAACTATGATATTCTAAACAATTCATAGTATTATGCTAGGAATAATATATGCAACATTTGTACATATCCAACCGACTGCAAAATGAAGTCAATTCTCCATGTGAAATAGTCGTAGACTATCCACCAGTCCGAACCTCACGCTAGTTCTTGCCTACGGTCTGACCTTCTGGCTAACGGTATAGCTTTTGGAGATAGAGGGTTGTAGGGGGAAAGAACCTTTGCAAAACATCTGGTTGTCGTTTCCGGTTGTTGCAGTTGTCTCACCATTTCGGCGTGGGGGCCTCAAACAATTTATTTGTTTGAGGGGGGAGTTAGGGGGATTATAGGGGGTAATAGGGGTTGTAGGGGAAAGAGGGGGAAGAAAGGGGGGAAGATTGGATGCGGACGCATCATGTGCATCCATTTGCATGCAAACGCATCACGCTGATAGTCGTAGCCATATCAGCTCAAACTCCGCTCGATCGAGACGGCTCCTACTCAAATCCAGACCTTGCCGTTTTCCCCTGATAAATAACAAGAGAAAAAAGCACGGAATAGTCTCAGAGGGTAGTTTTACCACCTGACACCATTCCATGCTTTCTGATACAGTAGTTTTGTAGCCGCAGGAGCTAAGATTAGATATTCTTGGCTTCTCTTGCCTTACGCAAACGCTTTGCCAGTGCTTCACGCTGCTCTTCGCTGATCTCACGAGTGACAGGCGACCGGAACTTCACAAGACGTTTCGGCATCGAATAGGTCTTGGATTCCTTGCACCGCTTGGCAGACAGCTCCGCCATAAACTTGTACGTATCGGGGAACTGCTCACATAGCTTATCCAGCTTGCGAATGTAAACCGGGTCTGCCGTGTAGATTTCTGCGGTATCCTCCGCTGCGTTGAATGTGATGATAGTTTCACGCTCGATGTTGGTAAGTGCCATAGTTGTTTTCTCCTTTGCGTTATTTTTGGTTGATTTTCTTTTTTTGGCAAGTTTCCGGCAAATAATCCATACAAGCTCGGCATGAAATGGTCTTTCGACAGATCATTCGTTCTGCTCGTTCTTTCTCTTCTTGTTCGCGTCTTTGACACTCTCGCTTGTACTCTTCTTCGTGCCGTCTGTGTGCATTGGCAATGATGATAGCATGGACAGCAGCCATGTTTGGAACCATAGTCTTTTCCTCCTGTATTTTGTGTAGTGAAAAATATTTATGGGGTTCAGACGGTAACTTTATCGCCTTGACCCTGTTATCTGTTTTTCTTGCTTATTCCACTGTGACGATTGGAGCGCAGAAGCGATGCTAGGCTATTATTCAACTGCTTCGTATGTTTTCTCGAAAATGTCAGGTTTACACGGGTAGATTTCGCCATTTACGCCACGAATGATATAATCGCCATCCCTTGCAATCATAGTCCCTTCAAGCGTTTTAATCTCGCACCACGCAGGGTCATCGTGAAACTTTCCGAAGTCATGCGTAATAATATCATTGCTACTTACTGCATCCCAGAACCAATCTTCTCCAATAAGCCCTCGTGCATTGAGCTTGAATGCCTCGATAACAACTGGTTTCTTACGGTATTTCATGTTTATTCTCCTCCCGTTACATCCACACGCATTCTTTGAACTGCTGTGTTTCCATCTGGAACGTGATGTCCAGTGACCCCACGTTGCCCTCTTTGTTCTTCTCAAGTGCAAAGTGATAATGCTCTTCTGGTCTCTTTTGCGTTTTCACTTTCTGTGCCAGCAGGATAATTGCATCTGCGTCCTGTTCGATTTGCCCGGATTCTCGCAAATCTGCGGCGGTCGGTGGGATACCAGCTCTTGCGGTCTCTCGATTGAGCTGTGCAAGTGCCACAACCAGCGTTCCTGTGGACTGTGCGAATTCATGCAGTGCCATGCTGATCTCCGTGACGGCACTGTATCGGTCTTTCGCTCCGGCTTGATAGATAAGCTGCAAATAGTCGATGAACACCACTTTTGCCTGCATCCTGATGGACTGCGTTCTAATCCATCCAACGCCCTTACCGGCAGCGGAGCGGACGTACAGCGGATATTTCTTGATGGCTGCCAGTCGGTCAAGCTCGTCAATGCTGACGGTCTTGTTTTTGACCGTGTGAAGTGGTACGCCTAGCTGGTTTGCGATAATACGAGCGTAGAGGGTATCAGGGTCGGTCTCTAGGCTGAAATACGCCACCTTGCGTCCGTTCTTGGCTATTTCACAGGCAAGTTGCAGTGACAGAGCAGTCTTGCCGGCAGATGGCCTTCCGCCGATCACAACGAAGTTTCCCGGAACAAGATGCAAGTTGTTGTCCAGCACTTTAAGCCCTGTGCTGATATACTCCGGCTTATCGTCCAGCTTGCGGATGTAATTGTCTATGCCATCGCACATTGGGATGAAATCGCTTCTCTCGTTGTGCAGGTTTATGGCTTCTCCTAGCTGCTCATAGATGCCTGTCAGGTCTGCGTATCTGGTCGAGCCATCAACGATTTTGAACGCAAGTCCTCTGGCTCTGGTCAATGCTGCCTGTTCCTTGACGATTCTAGCCCAGCCCTGTATCATGTCATGGGTGACGTTTCGGATGAACTCTGCACCGAAGGCATCCAGACATTCACCCATTGCTTTCTTGCAGTTATCGTACCGCCCCATGACTTCTACCGGATTCCACTTGTCGTTGTGCTCCCAATAGCCACGAATGGCAGCGAATGTTCTTTGCAGTTCAGGGCAAAAGTCTTCAATCTCCAAGTCCTGCAAAATATCGGCGTATTCCGAGAACGTGAGGACTGCTCCCAGCAAGATGTATTGGGTCTGATTTTCAATATTCACCGCAGAAAGTCTCCTTCGTCAGGCAATTCAGCCATCTTCTGTTGATAGCCACCGTTCCAGTCCTTCACGTTACGCATCCAGTTTCGTGCAGCAGCTTTCCAGTCCTTCATGGGCGATTTGCCGACCTTCCAGCCATTTGCCGTGAAGTGGTCAACAAACCGCTCTGCTTCCGATTCCATGTAACCCTTCTCAGAAAAGTATTCTCTTGCTTGCTCGACAGTTGGTGCTTTGAAGCGTTTTACTTCGTTGGCATTTTTCTTTTCACATTTTTCTTTTTTATCAGATTCAGATACAGAATCAGTATCAGATACAGATAAGGCATCGTTTGCATCCATTTGCATACCAGCGTATGCGTTTGCATCATTGGTATGCGTTTGTATGCACTTGCATTTTTCATCGTTCCAACGCTTATTTGCACTCCGTCTGTTTTTCTCGATTCGCTCCTGTCTTTTCTGTGCATTCATATCATCGAACGCCTTAACAACTTTCCAGAGCATCCGCATAGCACGATCGTCGTCGTACGCTGGCTCAATCCCAGTCTCAACATACTGTGCATAGTTGCGGACGAATGCTCCAAATTCCTCGTCTGTCAGCTCGTCCATCGCATGAACGTGTTCCAACAGAAGAATCATTGATGTTCTCGGCTTGTGTCCCTGCTCCATACTTAATCCTCTTTGTAACGGCTGTTCCACCGGCTGATGATTTCTTGTCGTCCGTCTTTTTCGTCATACGGTGACAAAACGCCATCTTCATCAAAGCTATAGTAAGCGCTATTGCTCATTGATGCATTATTACACTTTTCACACAGAATCATCCATGTTGTGTGGTATCTTCTCTTTGAATCCACTTGATGCAATCCATCATGATATAACGTAGGAATAGACCCGCAGAACGGGCATCTCTTAAGTTCTTCCATTTTTAATCCTCCTCAGAATAGGCACTCAGCGTCAGGCTCACGCAGCCAGCCTTCGCCCGGAATGTTGACTATCTCATAATACTGCCGTGCAACGTAGATTGTTTTCTGCCCATCCTCAGCAATCAGACCGACAATCAGATAGTTACCAGCAGCCATAAAGAACCAAGGGTTGCTTTTGTAGGTCTCGCCCTTCATCCAGTTCTTCATCCTGTTCACGGCTTTTTCAATGTCCTTATCGGGGCAGTCCGGGTTGTCGTATGCAAAGAAATCATCAGGAAATTTAAGCTTTTTCACTTTCTGAACCCCTCTCTCGTTCTCGTGATTCGCTTATGCGCCTTTACAGGCCTTGCACCTTTTCCGTACGCTGGTCGGATATGTTTTGCCTTGATGTACCCGCAAGGCGGTTTCGGCCCGAAGTCAAAAAGGCTCAAGTCCATAACGATGATTCCAAACTTCTTGTTCGTCATACTCAAGCCTCCTTTGGCTCTTCTGGCGCATACGTCCAGTGCGTTACAATGTACCAATCACCGTGTTCCAGCGGGTCGTTAAACTCGTCTCTCCACGCCTTTTCCCCGAATGCTGGTGCATAGAACCCAAGTCTCATGTACCGTTCATAGTCGTTTTCGTTTTGGTAAATGTGTTTTACCATCAAAATCAGCATCGGAGCATCTGACGGTGGTAACTCATCACGCACGGAATGCCATACATACTTGTCCATGTCCATCACCTCATACCATCGGAAACGCCATCCAATGCGTCACCGTCACATTTTCCGGCAGTCTCTCGCCTGTCTCGTCCCAGAACTGACCGTCTGCGTAACAGCCAAGAAAGTACGCTATCGGCGAGATTCCTTGCAACATTTTTCCATTATCATCACGCCACGTTGTTTTAGCTGCAAGCAACAAAGGCTGCATCCGTTCTCGTGGCGGTTCACTTGCTGGATGCCAAAGTGTGTTACTCATAACCTGCTCTCCATCAAAGAACCGCAGTTCGGGCAGTAGTTCTAACGTGTATGATGATTTTTTGTGTGGCATCTGCTACACTCGAATCTTGTGAACGTATCGTCCTGTACAATCCATTCAGCGGTACGCTCTAAGGCTGTCGGGGGCATCTTCCACAACGTCAAAATGGCATTGCCAATACCGCAAGCACAGCATCTAACTCCATTGTAATTCTCGCAGCCATCGCAATATGCTTTCTCGATTCTTTCAATAAGTGCGTTTCGTTCAAGGTATTCTGGATAATTAGCCATTGTCTTTCACCTCGATTGTTGGCGCATTTTCAATAGCTGTTATTACGTCTCCAAGCACATCGACCATCAAGGCGTTGAATGTGTAATCAGCTTCATCCACGCTTACATACTCCATCTGCCTATCAGAAAAATAAAGTTTGAGTGCATTTGCATCAATCGGTCTGACTTCCATTGCCCTTTCTCCTCTCTATTTCATTGCAAACCGCCTTGTAAAACGCATCCCATGTCTCACAGTCGCAGGAATCGCCAAAGCCGAAACCTGTCCGCTTGCGCTCTGCAATGTCACGTTCAAAGCAATCAAGTGTCTTGTCCGTCAGTTTCGGCAGAAGCGAGATGATGCATCTGCAAACAAGGCTAGGCATATATGACCGTCTGCCCAAGCAGTAGCGGACAGCGCAGTTGCAAATTGCTCCGAAGTCGTCATTGGTCGGGTCAACCATGCCTTTTGGCACATCCGGCTTCAAATCGTCCACGCTACATTGAAGGGCTTCTGCGAATTTTGCCAGTCGCGTTTCTTTCTTCACGCCACGCTTTTGCTTTTCAACGGCACTTACATACGAATTGGTTGTTCCAATCATCCTTGCAACATCTTTCTGCGTGATACCGAGTTCAAGCCTACGCTTCCTGATTTTCTCTCCCGTTGTCATACTCTTCCAGTTCCTTTCTGATTTTCTGGCGTTCAATCTGCTTTAGTCTCGCCTTTGCCAGCTTGCGGTTGTCAGCCTTTCGGATAGACCAGTTATTGCGGTGGTTTGCCCAGCAAGCGTATCTATGGCTAAACTCGCTTTGGTCGTACCATCCCTTGCCAATAAGCCCCTTATAAGTCTGCTGACGTTTCATCTTTCTTCTCCCATTCCTTGCATCCATGTTCGTCCCACACAAAGTCTGCAACGTGTTTTGACTGGTCGTTCACGCACACGCCCTCCGGCTCTGCGTACCATTTGCAAGAGCCACAGGACGGCTCGGATTTGTTCTTGCAAGGTTCTGCCGTGCATTGGATAGCCTTGCCAGCAGAAAACTGTTTGATGCCCATGCAAGAGCAATGTTCGGCGGTGCAGTAGAAGTTCATTCCTCTATCTCCTTCCATCCGATAAACTCGCATAAGCCAATAGTGTTATTGGCGCAACGATGAATGAGAACCTTATCGTTTATTTTGAATTTTACGATAAACCCAATCTTACTTTCTCCCATTTCGTCTTCGAACATCCAATCCACAATGTCTTTATTGATTCTTACATCGTCCTCATCCGTAATGGTTGCAAAACACTGTTTGCATCTATAAAGAGCGCACTTTTTCATAATCTTTGCCCTCTCTTTCTCCTTCTGTTGGAATTGAACCGTCCGATCGCTCGCTTATACTTCGCATAGCACTCCGGGCACAGGTCGCCTGTGTCCCTGCGCCACGCCCAACCATTGAAATATTCGTCAGGGTTCATCATTCTGCAACCCAGAACTGCTCCGCAGCGGTCGCACACTCGCTTGTGGTAGATTCCTCTGTCAGTTTGCATTAGTCGTCCACCTCTCTATACTCCACATCAATCTCCTTCGGCAAAGCCGTCTGGTACTTCTGGGCGAGCTGTTCTGCGCTCTGGGCATCGCCCAACGGCTGTTCAGGCGGCGCAACGGTGACTTCTACGTTGTCACGCATACCGAAGTAGTTCTTGGCTCGGAAAATCCACTCTGCCGGGTTCTCCTGACCATACATGCCGTTATATGCCCACATGGACTGCATTTGCAGAATCAGCTTTAATATGTACTTCTGCTGCAAGCTGTCGTCACGGCGCTTGCCTGTCATAATCTGTCTAAGACTAGGCCATTCGATGCCAAGCACCAGCGCAATCCATTCCACCACAGGGGAGATTCTGGCTTCGATGCAAGCATCAAAGAAGAAGTCAAGGCGCTGCTGCACTTCAATGGGGTTGTTCATGTCCACGCTCGGAAGGTCGCCAAAATACTTGGCTGCAATCATGCCGATGATCTTCTTGTCCTCTTCATCACCGATTCTCGACTGCAAATCTCCTGTGTTCATCATCTTCGACTTCTCGATAGCTAACTCTTGCTGTTCTTTCACCTTTTTACTCACCTGTGAGCGGATAGACTTCCTTTTGTTAAGCATCTGTTGCTTTTTCTTCTCGCGCTCTTTCTCACGCTTCGCAGCAGCTTCTTCTTTCGCCTTTTGTGCCCGCTTCTCACGCTTTTTCTTTTCAGCTTCGGTCAGCGGTGGTCTGCCACGACCACGCTTCGGGGGTGTTGCCATGTGTCAGACCTCCTTTGGCAGTTCAGGAAGATACGCCCAATGAGTTACATCTCCAAATACAATGTACTCGTCGCGCTCTTGCCATAATCCGTCATAAGATAAAAATGCAATTTCAATGCCGAACTTTTCTCTTTTTACGAGAACTTCTTTGTCTTTTTCGGGTAAAACTTTCTTGACATCAAACCATATATTGGCGGGCTCAGATTTTTCCAATACGTTGGCTAAATCTAAAAACACATCTCCAATGCTACTTCTGATTTGTCCTTGTATGTATACGATGAAGTTTTTGCTATCCAAAAACGACTTTGCTTCATTCTTTTTGTCAACACCAACAGTTTTCCACGCCGCAATGATTGGGTCAACATCAACCAGTTTCACACTCTCACCTCTTCATCTTTGCTTCGATGTTGTCTAGCTTCCATGCGATTTGCCAGACTGCACAGCAACCGTCCAAATGTCGCCACCAAGCGCACTTTTCTTTCTCGCATACGCACCGACCAAGCGGATTGCTGGTTAGCTTCATCGGGCAGTAAAGTTCGTTGTCCATTAGTTATTCCCCGTTCATCTCATAACATTTGCTGTAGTTCTCGTTAAATCCCAAACACCAAGCTAACTCGGAAGCCATTTCCTGATAAATGCCTTTGATATTGGGCTCAGTTTCTGATTTCGCACAGCCGCTATAAAGACCATACAGAAAAGCCAGTCTTTCACGCCCTACCATGTTGATATCCTGAATCATCATTTCCACCCCATCACAACAGCCGTACAAACGGCCAGACACACGTTGACGAACATCCAGACGAGCATTGCCTGCCGTTCTTCAAACAGGCTGTTCGCCATGTTCTTGATTGTCCGTTCGGACTGAACTACTACCGCCAGCAGGACTAGGCAGACCAGCCAGCGAGTTGCAAATTCAAACATTGTTATCCTCCATCAAATCGTACCAATGCTCTGACAGCCTTGCAGCGCCCTGCAACCGTGCGATAGCAAGTTGTTCCTTATCCATTAGCTCCACCTTTCTCTCAACTCTTTTTCGACCTGTTCTGACTTTGCTGTGATGTAATCCGCAAACTCGTCAGGGGTCATGTTCTCTTCTTTGAATTTGCCGACCATCTCCCAGTACCTGTCACCAATGCAGATGATTTTCTGCACCTGTTCATCGGTCAGGTCTGCATCGCACCGAAGGTTCTGAATCAGTGCGCCCCATGTGGCGGCAACGCCATCCAGAGCCATGCGAAAGCCGTACAACTGGTTCTGTCGTGCGATTTTGCGGAGGTTGGTCAACTTGACCTGTTTGCCACACAGAGGGCAGTTTCCAAATTTATTCATCCGACTGCTCCTTATTGGGGGAAAGCTCAAATGTAACTTTCAACTTCTTGTTTCCAATAACGCCCCACATCTTTTCGAGCTTCGTTTTGTCGGAACGCTCCATTTCAGTAATAAAATGAGACAGAACAGCGGAAACTGCTTCATCGGTCACATTAGACTTGCTTCTCCATAACTGTAATCCATCTTTCCGCTGCTTCATCATCGTTCCGGCATAGATGGTTCCGAATAGCCCACACCCAACATGATATTCAGCCATTTTTATTCTCCTTTGCTTCAAGGCGAGAGAGCCAACGTTTGTATTTAGCGTCCTCAATTTCAAGTTCTGCGTCCCAAAATTCGCATTCGGAATCGAGATCATCTCCAAACCAAGCATCGCATAAAGCTTTGACTGCGTTATTTATGTCTGCAATTTCTTCTGTCAAATTCGCTTCACACTCCGCAACGCTCTTCGGGGTCGGGTTCGTGCCAACTCAGATGCTTCTTCTGCCAACTGTGCCAAGATTTCCGTCTTGGGCAGAATGTCTGAAATTTTCTTGTTCACTTCTGCTCTCCTTTCAGCCAGTCGTTCAGCTTTGCCATGCAAGAAGGGCAAAGAAGAATACTCCACCCTTCTTTCCCGCCAATTATTGGCCGAACTTCAATTTTTCCATTCATTTTGTTCCATTTGTTCCATTCTTCAAGCGTATACGTTTCGCCACACCTATCGCATACCATTGTCATTTTCTTTCTCCAATCTCTTTAATAGCGCATCCACGTCATACCGCCAATGGACACGCAGCCTTTTTGCTTTGACCTCTATCCCCTCTTGCTCTGCCCACTGCCAAGGGATGCTCTTGCGGCTCTCGTTGTAACGGAACGTCAAAACCTTGCTGGCAGGGATTGCAAATGTGCGGTTGACCGCTCTGTAATTGACTATCACATGGGCGGTCTGACCGCTGTACCCCATTGCATCCACCATGTCCGTGATGTGTTTTTCCTTGTGGTATTTGCACTTTGCCTTGTCGTACTTGCCGAGCACCTTTTCCAGAGGGATAGAGGGCGTTTCAATGGTTTTTAGCTCAAACAGGTGGTTCATCGGGTATCGGTACACAAGGAAGTCGCAGATGTTGTCGATGGAAAAAGACAGGTTCTCGTTGCCACCGTAGTAGGTGGCAGCACTGTCCTTCAGGCGGTAGCACCACGCATCGGATGGAACGGATGCTTTGAAGTCTGCTTCAAACTGTTTCCCGGTGTTCATTCGTTGTCTCCCGGAATTTTAGGAATTAGCATCCAGAACTTGACTGGGTTTTTATTGTCAATCCACTTTCCGTTTACAAACTTCCTTTTCCCAATCAGATTTTCCCAGATCAAAGAATCGTAAACAGCAAGATAAATTCCATCTTCTTTCGGTTGTTTGTCTTTTACATTTGTCCACGCAATTGATGGAGCGTTTTCAAGCTGTTCGGCAAGTGCCAAAACAAGGTCAGAAGCGGCGTCAAGGGCAACACCTTTATTGTATTCAGAGTAAATTCCGCTGTTCATAAGCGCTTTAGCTTTGGCTTTTTTACTGTTCCCGGTTTCCTTCCACCCTTCAATAATCGGCTCTACGTCAACAAGTCTCATCCTCGTTCACCTCTAAATTCACTTCCGAGATACCGCTTCTTACCACGCTCCCGGTGCTTATCCTCGTAGTCACGGTGGTATACGCTCTGGCTGTGGTTCAGCTCATACACGAATGCCTTGCGCTCCTCGAAGTCTTTCTTCTCTGCCTTGTACTTCTCGCAAGTGTCGTGGCAAGCTTGGTGGCGTGATGTGCAGTTGAGACAACAGGTAATCATTCCAATTCACCCCCAAGTATCTGCCATAGCTTTTGCAACGCCCGGAAAAGTTTTTGCACGGCTCTTTGCGCGGTCAGTGGTAAACATGCCCTTGTGCTGTTCACTATGCTTGTGCGAGTAGGAACCAGACGGGCACCATGTCGCGGTAGGTTCTACGATGTTTGTCGGGTGCAGCGGCGGTACACCGCGTTCCCACAGTAGCGTTTTCTTGCTGTAAGGATGTCCGTACTCGTAGGGCTGGATTGCCTGCGTAGGCTTTGGGTAATCAAAAATCTTGCTGGGGGTAGGATTCTCAATCACCACTTTTTCGCAATCTGCCGCCCACACGGCAAGAAAAAGCGCCTTGCCGCACAATCCCTCATAATACCGGGAAAGATTGAGCTTTCCTCCCTTGTACAGGTGTCTTGCTCCCGCGTTGCTCGTCTTTGTGCAGGGGACAAATGCGATAATCATGTCCCAGCGGGGCACGTCATGCACGGTTCCGTCCATGGTCACGACCTGCCCTCCCTCGATAGCCTTTAGGCAGTCACCGAGAATATGCCATTCTGGATGTCCGCCGGACGGCTCAATCAGGTCGCAGGAATAGGCTTCGTGGCCTTTTGCGCGAAACGCTTTGCACACTTCTTGCGATTCCTCGCAGGCAATCAACACTTTCATATTTCCAAACGCCCGTCCAGCCAGATAGCGCAGCTCTTATATAAGGTAGGCGGTCATGGTTTATGTCCTAAAAGGGCAAATCCGATGAATCGTCAATCACAGAGAAGTCGTCTGCGTTACCCTGAGAATAGTTCTGTGGTGCATCCTGCGCCCGATCGGCGGGTTTGCTGTCAGACTTGCCACCGCAGAAGTCAACCTTGTTCGCCATAATTTCTGTTGCGGTGCGGTTGTTTCCCTGCTTGTCGATATATTTCCGGGTCTGGATGCTGCCAGTCACCAGAATTAGGCTACCCTTCTGGAACCACTTGGAAACGAACAGTGCCGTATTACCAAATGCGGTGCAGTTGAAGAAGTCGGTTTCCTTCTGACCGCCACTCTGACGGTCACAAGCAATGCTGAACGTGCAAACATCCTTGCCAGACTTCGTGACCTTAGCTTCAGGCGTGTGAACCAGACGCCCCTGAATTGCGATAGAGTTGAGCATTGTTTAGCCCTCCTTCGGCTATTTCTGTGCACAGTCCCAACACAGGACGCGCCCAAAGCGTTTTTTCGTGCTTCTTGCAGTTTCCAGCGGAGTGACTGTGCGGTTGTTGTACTGAATAGGCTGCAACTGCTTTCCGCAGCAAGCGCATGGGGGGATGGTTTCCGCTTCCGTTTGCTTCTGCTCAGGCTTGTTTGACCTGCTTGTAGTCTGCTTCTGGTACTCGTCCGTGTCAGCGTCCTTCGTATCGTCAATGCAAAACAAACCGTTCAGAGCGTACTTTCTGGCGTAGCTGCTTGCAGTGCCGGTAATCTGCGAATCGTCCATGCCCTTCTTAAACTCAGGCTCACGAGCGTATGCAGTCACCGTGTAGGTGGCACCATCCTGCGATTCAACCGTTGCAGTGGCTTCGATGTAGTGCCAACTGTCAACGATAACAGGTTTGTCGGAAAGCCGCAGCACAAGGCTATGCGCTTTCAAGATGGGCTTGACCGCTTCGAGAATGTCCTCGCACGAGCGGTACTTGTAGCCGCCAAATTTGTTCATCTGCCCCTTCGGGGCTTTCAGCTCTGACTGAACAGCCATCAGAGCTTCATGGATTTTGCTGTTGTCCATACGTTTCCTTTCTTTGGCTTCATTAGGCATCATTGTTCTTACTTCGGCTTAACTTGGCTGTACAAAATCACCCAGCTATCAGTTCTGCCAACTGTGCGCGGAGGTCTTTCAGCTCTGCTTCCCTGTCCTCAATCTCAGACTGTAAGTCCTCAATCGCTGCCAGCCGGTCAGCTTCTTTGGCTTCTGCTTCCTGCTCACGGGTTAGGAAATACACGCCATCATCCGGCTCTGTCACGCCACCGAATCTGTCAAGGTTAATCATTTTTCGACTTCCCTCTCTTGCGCTGTTCTTTGATTTGCAACGCACTGTGCCACTGGTCTTTGTCGATTTCGATGGTAGACCACCGGTAGTTACATACAAGGCACTTCTTGCGTCGAGCGATGCTGTCATAGTCTGATCGGCTATCAACCGTTGTGATGTTGTCACTACCGCACATCGGGCATTTCATCGTGCATCCCTCCACTCGTTGGTGTGATGAGGAATGCGTTTTACTTTGCGATTTTCCCGTTCGATACGTTCATTTTCAGAGCTGACCCCAATGGCGCACAAGATGAGTGCTGCGGCGAGGAAGCTACACGAAAGGAAAACGTATCCAAACATTGCTACTGTGCTCTGACTTTTCTGGATTGCATCGCCACATCCTACTGAAAAGATCGCTAACGCGATTCCAAGCGTACAAAGGACATTAGCTTTCAGGCTTTTCATTCTTATTACCTCCAAAACTAAGTACCCATGCCGTAGCCATTGCCACAGATGCCGTAATGATTCCACGGGTAGCTGATGCACCTACCAGAATTCCGATGTGATGCACCAACCAGAGGTTCAGCAGAAATACCGCCAAAACCACTGCCAGTGCTATGCCCCACATCAGGGCAACTTCAATAAATGCTTTCATCTTGTCTCCTTTCATTTTTGCCGTTGCTGTTCTGCTCCTAGCTACTCAATGCCTTAGCCTATTGTTTCTATTCTTTTCCGTTGCCTTTGCGTTTCTATACTCCGCTCCGCCTTTGCTTATCAAAGCTACGCCTTGCATCCATAGCCTTTGCTTCGCCGCTCATATCGGTTCCATGCAATTCCATTGCACTCAGTCAAGAACTTCGTAGGTATAACGGCCTTTGCCACTGTTGCGCCACTGGCCGATACCACGCAAAGCGCCGTAGTCCAGCCATTCACGCACGACCTTCTCGTGAGAATCGTCCAGAAGAACGATTTCAAACTCGCAGGTCGAACCAGCGGGAATCTGCTCGCTGTTGGCAAGACTGACGCGCTCTCCTTGCGCTGTCTGTGCACGGAGTGGGCGCTGGCACTCGGTAATCTCGCCGTTCACATGAATGGGAATCATGCGGGGCTGAACGAAAATCAACCCATCAATGACCTTCTTGTAGGCCGTCAGCTTGCCGCTTTCGTTCACGGCCTTCTTCTTGCCAGTTTCGGTCTTGCCACCGATACGACCCAGCATACCGCAAGAATCCTTGAAGAAACCCTTGATCTGGTAGTCATACAAGATGGGTTCGCCGTTTTCGTTGCGAGGGAACACGGTCATGCCCTTATCTGCCACAGCATCAGCGCCCAGAGCAGAAACCTCGTCCTCGATGGTATTTGCATCCGGGGACTTGCTGGCGATGAACTCGCGTGCAATGTTCTGATTGCTAGGCCATGTGCCGAGAACTGCTTCGGTGAATGTGATTTTTACCTTGATTTTTTTCATTTTTGCTCACTCTTTCTTTCTCGATGCGTTCTAGCCGGTCTTTCTCCCGGCTGTGCCAGCGAATTTCTCGCTTGCCGTAGTATTTACCGTTCATCAGGGGCCTTCACCTTTCCCTGTGCAAGTAAAGTACTGTAATGGCCATAGCTCATGCCATATCGTTTTGCGGCATCGTTCATCTGTCGCACGGTATACTTTGGAGGCTCGCGCTTTTGAGGTCTCGCACGTTCTGGCTCCTGCACATCCCAAGTAATTTTGAATTCACCAGATGCTTTTAACTTATTCAGCTCTTTTTGCTTTTTGGCTTTATACTTTTTGGTCAAAGCCTTGTTTGCATCTGCTGCGCATTTAGGGTGATACTTCTGAGACCAGACCTTCCGAACCATTGGCTTCTTGCACCAAGCGCATAAAGCCGGTTCCGGCTTAGCCTTGATTCCTTTCTTTATAAGAGCCTGCCGTTCTCTGCGAACAATGATTTTACATTCTTCACAGTATTTCTTGCACGGATTTACAAGGCCAAGAAAGACACCGCAGCGCTCACAGTACTTTTCTTCCACGCTGCATCTCCTCTTTCAGTCTGGCTTCCCGATTGTGGCGTTCAAAGCACTGATTGATGGTTTTCTCCATCCAAAGCACCTTGTTGGCATCGTTTCTGGACACGCCAGCTGCCATTGCCAGCTTCAGTCTGCGCTTGCGGCTTTGCGCCTTACGAAATTTCGTCACCAGCACTCACCAGCCTTTTTAATGATGAACGCGGGCACGTTTCTGCCGGTAGCCCGACACAGGCAGACGCACTTGGCAACCCAAGTATCAAAAGAAGCAGAAGGGATGCAGCACGTTGCATTTCGCTTAAAACTTTCATCATCCGGTTTACTAAGCCAAATAGAAACCGCCTTGTAGCAGTACGCTTCCGTGACTCTGCACCATTCAATGCTGTACCCATCCAAGCACAACTGCTCCATAATCTTCATTGCCAGATGCTTCGCTTCGGCAATTTCATCTTCTGCCCACTTGAGCTTGTCTGCTTCGTAGACCTTGACCGCTTCGTCAATGGCAAATTTCGCATCGTCCGGGTGCTCAAGGTCTACCTTCAATGTCAAAATCTGTTCCATGTTCAGTCCTCCTTCTGCTCAATCTCCAGAATCTTGCAGATGCTCTGAATAATCTTCTCCGGCTTTCGCTCACCACGAAGAATCTTGTAGAGGTACGAATCATCAAGGAACAATCCAGTATCGCTTTGAACCGCCTGAATCAGCTCCGTTTGCTTCATACCTCGCTGCAACAGCTTCATCTTCACTTCTAGCTCAAAGCCAGAACGGAAGTTTTCTTTCAAAATTCCACCTCCATTTGCTAAAATCTATTGACAAGTACGGAAAGCTGTACTAATATAAGGGTGTAGAGAGTTTATATTGTACAGTGTTCTGTACTGCCCATGTCTGTATTATAGTACAGGCATCTGTACAAGTCAACTCTTTTGTACAAAATTCTGTGCATTTGTATACTTGCACAAATATGGGAGTGTTCTTATGTCGGACTTGTACAGCAACATCCATGCACTCTGCGAAAAAGAGGGAATCAAAGACGGAACTCTTTGTGCCAACATCGGGATTCGCCGTAGTTTTCTTTCCGAGCTGAAAGCCGGGAGAACCAAGAGCCTGTCCGCAGAGGTTCTTTCTAAAATTGCAGCCTACTTCAACGTATCGGTAGACTACCTTCTCACTGGCGAACAAAAAGAAAACCCGCCCCAGCAGCCGCAAAGTGAAGTCGATGCAGCAGTGGAACGGATTAGAAAAAAGCTTGAATCTATGCCGACAGCGCAGCGTGAAGCGCTGATGAACCTGATTGAGAAGATGTGAGGAAACGGTTCTGACCCGGTAAAATAAAAACCCCTTGTGCCGGGCTGGTGTAGCTCTGCGCAAGGGGTTTTCTGTTATTCTAGGTCTAAGGCTTGCTCCGCTGCCGGAATCTTATCAGGATGTTCCAGCAGCCATGCAATAAATCGGTCAATCTTGGCTCTTTCCTGTTCACTCATTGTGGCATATCCTCCCGATCAGTAAAAATGAATGTTCATTTGATACGATTATACATCTTATAGTTGTAAAGTCAATGCATTTTCAACAACTTCGTAAAAATCGAATATTTTCTTCGCATCCATTACTTTGTATCAGGGAAGCCAAAAATCGCAATGACAATGATTAAGAGCCACATTAAGTTTAAGTTACCCTTTGCTTTGTAACATTCCGTTGAGCATGGAACGAAAGGGGTTATTCGGTAAATCGTCCAGCACATCTGCTTTGACGAGAGCGTTTGTGCTGATGCTGTGCGAAACATTGTTTAGCTGCACAATGGCATCGTCCAAGTCTTTTACGGTTGCTCCACGCCGTTCCATTGACTGAAGGAAGGTTTTCACTTCTTCAAGAACAACAGGGTTTTCGGTTTTATAGAATCCGTTCGTAAAGTCCATCTTCTTCTCCTTTCACAGTTCCACAAGCTGTCCGTCAATGCGTTCGATGTTATCTGCCGGGTCGCGTCCATCGTCTAAGGCGGCTACGGCACGTTCCAGGATGCCTTTTGCTTCGAGGTAAGCATCTTTATCAGCTTCGTACCCAGAAAGGCTCAGGACAAGCTCCAGCGTCCGTCTGCGGGCGTATGGGACAATCAGAGCATCTACAGTTCGGTTCATTAGCTTTCCTCCCATGGTTCAGGTGTGTGCGGCTTCTTATCGGGAACGCTGGCGGGCATTCCGTCGATGATTGGCATACGTTCATGGTTCCAGATTGCAGTTTCTTTCATTTTATGTTTCCTTTCTATTTGGAATTTTTTGACAATACAGTTATAACACAGGCTGCTGTTGGTTCTCCATAGCAGCTTTTTCCATTTTTTGGTTTGTCGAACCCGGCAGTTTTGCTGAATTTTGTTGAAAGGGCGTGAATTTATGGATGAATATTTGGTAAGAACGGCCAAAACATTAGAGATGGCACGGATGCGTTCAGGCTTAAGCCAACAGAAATTAGCAGCACGAATGGGCGTGAATCGTGGCACGATTGCCAACTGGGAGCAAGGTCTGGCAGCCATTTCCCTGCCAATGGCTATGCGCTGGTTCACCTGTTGCGGCGTATCGGCGGCTCGATACATGGACGCTTGCATTTATCCTGGACTGCTGGAGCATCTGGAAGACGACCTTCCTGGTCTGGAGAAGCGGCAGATTCTCATAGATGCTATGATGGAATGTTCTTCCTATGAGATAGATGCCTTGTTGTATATCCGGTACGGAGATCACGGCTCAGACCATATGGGTGTGCTGACGGAGGTTCTGGCAAACCTCCACACACCGTTGAAGGACAGGGTCTCTGTTTGCCGGATGGTATCGGGCAACTACGAGATAGCGCAAGCTACCGGAACAGACCCAGACCCGAATGGAACCGCCCCGAAGATGGAAATACTCTATCAGGCGCAAGATGCCGGAACAGAAGCTGCCATGAGGTCCAATGATTCTTATACCGTGAATCCGAATAATATAAGCGGCTGATTGTCGAATTATCGAAGTTTTTAAGGAGCATTCTGTCCACTTTTTGTACACCTATCGGGCAAATCTACCTTGTCATCCCGTCCCCCATAGGCTATGAACCGACAATATTTGCGCATAATAAACAACGAATTAGCGCTAATTTATCGTTTGCGATTAAGCAGCTTGTCAATCCGTCCCCCATAATACCGGCTCAAAAGTTTTTCATCCACATTTTGTACACGTTAGATAAGACTAATCATTGCCGGAAAGACTTTATTCAGCAAATGAAAGGTTTAGTTATCCACAAGCTGGAATGGAAAAACAAAGAAATTGTTGAAAATTATCGTCATCGCTTATTTAACGATGATATTTAACCTCTTGTTTATTTCTTGTTTAATATATAATAGGTAGATGGGGGACGAAATGACAAAGCATGGGGGACATTTTGACAAGTCATGGGGGACGTTTTGACGACCCTATGGGGGACAAAAAGACAAGCCATGGGGGACAAAATGTATTGACTTGTCCCCCTACCTGTGATATACTGATTTTAGCCTAGAAAAGGAGGCGAACAGATGCCAAAAATATCTGACAACAACCTTGTTGAAAAAAGCAAATCTCTTGTGTGGGCAAAGTTCAGGGATTACACGGCAGGTGAGCTTCGGTTGCTAGAGGTTTACTTGTCAAGAATAAATCCGAGAGACCCAAACAGCAGCCGTGTGGAGTTCACTTTGGCGGAATACAGGGAGCTTCTTGGGCTGAAAAGCCTTGATGCACGAAGGATTGAACCGCAGATCAAGCACTTTTTAGGCAATACGGTTTCGATTCCTATTGACAAGGAGAAAGGAACGTTTGAAAGTTTTGTCTTATTCACGAGGGCAAAACTGGATTATGTGCCAGAAACAAGGTCTTATGTTGTAGCAATCACTTGTAACCCTGACCTTCGCCCTATCTTTTTCGATATTGCCGAAAGCGGGTACGTTCGGTATCGGCTGCGTTACACGTCACGAATGAAGTCTCAGTACAGCATTCTGCTTTATTCGATTCTTCGGGACTGGCTGAACATGGACAGTAAGCCGCACGAAATCAGTCTGAAAAAGCTGAGAGAACAGCTCGGTGCGATGGAAGCGAGCTACGATGTTTATAAGAACCTTCGCAAGCGAGTGCTTGACGTTGCGGTGGATGAAATCAATGCCGTGTCGGACATTGTTGTGACTTACGAGCCGGTTCTTGTGGCACGAAAGGCCGTGGCAGTCAAGTTTAAGCCAAAAATTAAAGCGTCTGAGGCGCTGATTGAAGCGCAGGCAAGTGAAGTGCTGACCGAACCTCAAAAAGCCGCCAGAAAGCCCCGCAGAAGCGGATATGAGGATTTCGATTGGTCTGTGTGTGACGAACTGGAAAAGCAAGACTGCATTGACGTGGCAAAGGTAGTTGAGAAGTGGATGAAGAAAGAGCATCCTGAAATCAAGCTGCCAAGACGCAGAGAAGCGGTTTACGACACGGTGAAGGCTGCGTATAAGGATATCCTGTCTTTGGACAGGTCTCCGTTTCCTGACAGACCTGTTGGCTATATGATTAGAAGCGTTGACAAGGCGGGCGTTGTGGATAGGTATATGCCAGCGTTCTATTCCATTGAAGCGTTGCAAGAGTAGTCAGACGCAGTGTATTAAGCAGAAAGGAGCGGTATGAAGAAGCAGGAAATTGTGTGGTATTCCGTTAAAGATGATGGGATGCCAACACCAGAAATCATTGAAAGAACGAAAGGTCGGTTTTTGTGTTCTGTAAAAACGACCTATCTGAAAGATGAATCTATAACGGCAACAAACACAGTTGCAGCGTTTATTGAAAAAGGCGAGTTTGTAAACACATCGTTTCAGAGGTTGAACATTTCTTCGGACGCTTGCTTTATTGCAAGAGTGGTAGCGTGGGCAGAAATGCCGATATACGAATAAAGAAAGAGTGATAAAATGGCAAAAATCATAGCGGTCGCCAACCAGAAGGGCGGCACAGGAAAGACCACCACAAGCACCTGTCTGGCTGGTGCGTTGCAGTTGCTTGGCAAGAAGGTCTTGCTGGTAGACTGCGATGCCCAGTGCAACGCAACGGACACATACGGTGCGCAGACAGAGGACGTGTGTACCCTGTTCGATGTAATGACCCGGCAGGGTACGGTAGAAGAAGGAATCCAGCACTGCGAAGCCGGTGACATTCTGCCGTCAGACAACGCATTGAAGGACATTGATGAGCAGCTTGTCCGGGATATTGGCAAGAACTTCCGGCTTCGTGAAGCACTGGAATCCGTGTCAGAACAGTACGATTACATTGTTTTGGACACTCCCCCGCAGCTCGGTCTTGCGCTTGTAAACGCTCTGATCGCATCAAATAGTGTCATTGTCCCAATGACCCCTGACCGCTACGCTGTGGCTGGTTTGAGCCAGCTTTCGCAGACCATTGGCGATGTTCGAAGATACTTCAACCCGACCTTGAAGATTGAAGGTCTGCTTCTGAACCAGTACAAGAGCCGTGAGAACCTGTCCAAAGAGGTTGTGGAGCAGCTCCCTGTGATTGCACAAAGCATGGGAACAAAGCTGTTGGACGTGAAGATTAGACCGTCTATGGGTGTTCGCAAGGCACAGGCAGAGCGTCACAGCCTGTTTAGCGGTGACACGGCAAAGAGCACAAGCGCAGAGGATTTCTTGGCACTGGCAAAAATGATTGCGGAGGGGGAAGAAAAATGAGATTGATTGACGCAGACAAAGTACTGGAGCAAAACTTTTATACACTCAAGAATTACAGTAAGGAAGAAGCTGGCGCTTGGAGAGATGGAATTGCTCTTGTAAAAGAAAAAATTATAAATGCGCCTATCATCGACCCGGAAACGTTGCGGCCTGTGGCACGGTGGATTGATGCCAATGACCCAGAAAATCGACCTCAACACAAAGGAACTTATATCGTAAGCCTTTCAAATATGTTTGGAACTGTCGCCGAGAATGCTATTGCAAAATATGATAATGCCTACGATGAATGGGTTCTTTGTGATAGCCGAAAAACGGTTTTTCATGCTGACATAAATGGATACTATTCAAACAGTATGAATGCCGAACTCACGCATTGGATGGAACAGCCTAAGCCGCCAAAGGAGGATAAAAAATGAAAAAGTCCAGCAAAAAATCCTCTGGTTTGCTTGGTGGGTTTGACTTCCAGCCTATTTTTTCGGAGCAGACATTAAGCCAAAGTGAGCCAAAGGAAGAAGAAGTAAGCCAAACAAAGCCGAATAATGCCGAACAAGCACCGATTAAGCCAAGTGAAGCCACAGACGGCCATGCACAGCCAAGTGAAGCTGAATTAAGTAGTATTAAGCCGAAGCAAGCCAAAGACGGCGAAAGACAGCCGAGTGATGCCGTGTTAGGCGAAAGTAAGCCAAAGAAGCTGAAACAGGCGAAAGAAGTTCAACGTCTTATCGAACAAGGCGATGTATCCGGCGCACTAGCAGAAGCTGGCTTGACAAAGAAAAAAATCCCGATGCCGGAATCGCATCAAGGCGTTGCAAGCGGTGACGGCAAGCGCTCTAAGCGCATTACCATCCTTATGAGCGAGGAGGAACGCAAGTACATCAACCGTGAAGCCAGACGGCACGGAATGACGATTGGACAGTTCGTGTACGCTCTGGCGGTGGCTGCGGCAGAGGGGAAGATTGAGTTGGAGGATTTTTTAGATGAATGACGTATGGATTGACATTGGGCAGAAATATGAAGCAATGGCAAATATGGGATGCAAGCCTTATGGTTTTAAGCGAGTTCCATCGAATTTTGTGTTTGACGAAGATAAGTCGGTAAAGTGGAACAAAGAGCAAGCGAAAAAGAGCAACGATGATTACGACAATGAAGTTAAGCGACTGAATCAAGAGAAAATGAAGCGCAGGGATGAAATCTACGCAGAGATTTATAAGACAATTCAAGAAGAAGTCGGTTTTGGGATTTCAGAAAAGAAAGCGGCAAAAATTTGGGGGTACGCTTACGATAGAGGGCATTCAGCAGGATGGTATGAAATAATCATCAATTTGGAAGAAATTGAAGAACTTGTAAAGTCCGTATTGGATGAAAAGAACTGAGTTGAAAGATTTCTTGGAGGATTGACGTATGATTGTTTATAGACCTCATCGTGGTTCTTTGGAAGATGCCATGAAAGAAGCAAAAACTTTTCTGAACGAATGGCAAATGAAACGGTATATTGCAAATAACTGGAATCTTGCAATCGGAAGAAAAGTATTAGACCCCGAAGATATTATTATCGACAGCGAATCAACAGACGATGACCGTGTCGGTTGGAAAAATGTTCACATGGTTTGTGCGGCTCGAATCGGAAATGAAGATTACATGAAGAAGTACGGCAATCCGCAGTGCATCGGATATTGCGCTTACGATGTATCAAACGCGCCAAAATCAAGCCAGTGGATTTGTGCAAAGAATAGTGTTCCGGGGGATACAGACCCGCGTGTTATCGGATTCGATGAATCTTCCTTCGATATTGTTATAGCAAATTACGATGAGCAGTTCAAAGAGTGGCGGGATGATGAGGGTAGAACCCATAACATTACATATTGGATGCCGTTGCCTGAACCGCCTGTAAAATATTAAAACAACAAAGGAAATATATATGGAAAATTTCTATTGGGTCAAAATCCAGTACGATGATGACGAAAAATGCAGACACTTTCAAGCTCCGTTCGTCTTGTTTGCAAACAGCAAGGAAGAAGCAAAAGCAAGAATCGAGCGAGAAGTCCCCGGCAAGTTTTCCATTATCAGTGTGGTAGAACTCGACAAGAGCCTTGTAATTGCCCCGCAAGATTTGTTTGACATGAGGTCAAAATCAACGCTTTGGGAATAAAAGAATCCTGTGTAAATTTGAAACGCTGTATATTAAAAAATTACTCGTCCGATAAAAGCTGAGATTTAATGTATAGAAAAATCCCCCTGCGTAGTTTTTAACGGCTACACAGGGGGTTCTGTTTTACTTATCAGCAATGCAATCCCAGTAGAGATATGCCTTGCCGTCTGCGGCATCCGCATCCTCAAGGAACGCCTTTGCCATGTCAGCGTAGAAGCCCGGAGTGTCAACGGACTGGCGCTTTGCGACTTGGCAATAATCCGAGTACATCATGTTCATGACAGCCCAGAAATCGTTCGGGTCACAGGTGATATTGCGCTGTTTGGCAACGTCCTGTGTCTGTTCCAGCGTCCAGTGACAGCCCTTCGTACCGTCAGCGTTCACCATGCTGTCGCACCATTCCTCTGCTTCATCGTGGGTGAGGTGCTGGCGTGGCATCTTGATAGAGCGGCTGTCTGCGCCGCCACGTTCGTACTGTCCAGACCGTTTGTCCCAGTCTCCGTTCTGCGAGAAGCCAATCTGCGGCATCTTGCGCCCATACTCTACGTCAGGGTAGCGGGGGATGGGGTAGGGGTCAATGTAGCGGTTCTCCTCCTGCGGATAATAGGGATAGCGGTCGTTGCCATCTTCCAGCTTGCGCAGACGGCGTTCCAGCTCACGTTCCCTGCGGTCACGCTCTTCCTCAAGGCGGTCACGTTCCGGCTCACGGTCTTTTTCGTGGTCGCGGAGCATCATCATGCGGCGAAAATTAGTCTTGCCCATAATCTATACCTCCTCAAGAAATGGACGCAGGCGCACCGGCGTGGGAACGGCAGAAGCAGCCAAGATACTTAAACGTGCCGGTGCCGGTCGCAGACGTTGCAACGCGGGTAGCGTAACGGGTGCGAGTGTGGATGCTCTCAGCGGTTGCCTGAGCGCAGTTGCAGTCGGTCAGAGGGTATGCGGTCGTGCCTGCACCTATGGTAATGACCACAGGGGCGTTGATGGTGGTCGTGTCCGGCAAGCTCTGAGCAACGACAATGCAATACTTCTCTCCGTTCTGGTATGCGCCAGCAGGGATGTTGATGGTCAAAGTATCGTCGGCAAACGTGACTGCCTGACTGATGACCAAGTGCGGGCAGAGTTTGCAGCTTGTTTTGCAAGCCATAGTGTTTTCCTCCTAAAAAATCAGGGGCAGAGGTGTCTTACCCCTGCCCCGATGGTTCACCCGGTATTATCGGGGAGTGTGTTGGTTAGCAGCAGCCGCAGCAGTTCACGCCCAAGTTGGGGTTTGCCACCTGATAAGCGGGAATCGGACGAGGATTGACTCGGTTCAGGATGGTATCGGTCTGCTGGGACATCACAGTGGTCAGAAGCGCATTCTGACGATCCTGAGAAGCGGAGAACTTCAGGCTCTGGTTCTCAGCGGTCAGAGTGGCAATCTTATCCTGCGTGAAGTAGTCCATCATGCTGCGGAAGTTGGCGTTGCAGTTGTCCACGATGGCACGGGCGTTGTCTGCGATAGCCTGACGGGTAGCGCAGTCCTGCTGTGCAATGGTGTACTTCAGGTCGCCGATGAGCTGCTTGTTCTCGCAGCAGCAAGATGCAAGCTGCGTCTGGATAGCAGTCTGACCCGCCTGACGTGCGTTGCCCTCCTGCATGATGGCAAGGCTGATAGCGTTGTCGCCGTTGGACACGCTGCGCTCCAGTCCGTTCACCAGCTGTGCGTTCTGGTAGCCAAGCTGACAGATCGCCTGATTAGTACCAGCAAAGCCGCCCGCAACGGCAGCGTTGAGGGTGTTCATCTGTGCGAGCTGGTCATAGCCCAGAGAGCAGATGCCGCTCTGGATGCCAGCCAGAGAACGGGAAGTGTCCTGCTGGTAGAAGCCCTCCGACAAAGCCGCGCGAGTATCTGCGCCGCCCTGACCGGTTGCGCCAGTACCAACCAGATAGGGGATGTAGCTGTTCATGCCGTTGTCACCGCCGTTCCGGCCATAGCCGTTTGTGCCCCAGCCGAAGATGATAGCGAGGATAATAACCGCCCACAGACCTTCGTTGCCGAAGAATCCACCGCCGTTATTGCCGCCGTCCTGCCCAGCCAGATAGCCAGTTGCAAAATCGTCCATAACAAAACTCCTTTCGTTTTGCGTTATGCCATCCCACCGCCGTATGCGATGGGCGAAGCCAAACAAAAGCGGTTTTTATCAAGTCCGCAAAACTGAGAAGCGTTTCGCTTAGAGGGATGCTTATTTTAGGATTATTAAGTCAGCTTGGAGGGTTGTCTTTTTCGTCTTTTGGGTCATCCCAATTTTTGCTGGCAGCACCGAAAATGAAGCCAAGCATTAAAGGAACCCACATTTTGTCATTGCCACACAGATTGTTGATGTCAAAATCTTTTTCGGAATGGCTGCTTTCAAAATCATCCATTGTAAAGCCTCCTTACTTCGGAAGCGTCAAATTCAGGACGCTTGCCAGCTGGTTCAGGTCAATGCCCCGCTCTTTGGCGAGGTTCTGCGCCATCGTTCGGAGTTGTGCTTCGTTTTTGCCCTGAATCAGGTTCAAGCCCTGCATGATGGGGGCATTCTGCCCGCTCAACTGCTGGATAAGCCCCATCGGGTTCTGTCCGGCACGGGCAAGGTTCGCAAGCTGCATGATAGGGCTGTGAGTAATCATATCAAACGGAGAGGACATTGTTATTCTCCTTTCTTCGCAGCGGTAGCGGGCTTTGAAAAGCTCTTCTGCCACTTTTCCAGCTCATCCAACCTGTGGACGAGGGCGTTATACTCTTCAACAGGAACATACTGCTGTGTCGGTGCAGCGGTCTGCTGTGCCTGTTGTGTCTGTATCTGACGCCACGCTTCCGGGCTGTAGAACTCCTGCACATAGGATTCGCAGGTATCCGGGTTCAGCCGCTTGCAGTAGATCACACCGCTCCGCAGGTCTGGGCAGTAGGTCGGTCTGCCGTACAGATCAGACGGTATCGCCAAAAATTCTTCTCTGCTGGAAACAGGTCTGCCAAGCAACCAACCGCCATCTTGTGCCGACTGCTGAACAGGCTGCTGCCCATTCATCGGCTGCGGACGCTGCGGCTGTGCTTGTTGCATCTGCGTGTTGGGCAGGGGAGTGGAAAGCCCTACCGTGCCCATGCCGCCGTAAGGATTGACAGGCTGCTGCGGAACGTAAGGCGCTCCGGGTGTTGGATAATAGCTCATAATACATCCCTCCTTGTGCATCCAGTGTACCGCATCAGCAAAAAACGAAGGACAACGAAGGTACAACGAAGGACAAAAAAGAAAAGCACCCACACGGAAAAATCCGCGTGAGCGCTTAACTGTTAAGGGCTTCACATTGGAAGCAAAAATAAAATATCACGTTTTGACTTGCAAGACAAGAGTTTCGACAATACTGGCGTGAATAAAGCAAAAAATCCCACACTTTGCTTACAACGTACCCCGCGTGGAACGCAGGGCTTCGGCAAAGCAGGGGATTTTTTATGCTGCCAAAACGGCAAAGTCTAAAATCAAGAGCGGAACCGCCCACAGGCAATGCCGCTCTCTACAAAGGCCGTGGCCTTTTAAGTTAAATGATTTTTGAAACAGCTTTTCATAAAATCATCATTAACCACAAAAACATCCTTTTCCCTATCATATTTTACAAAATTTGAATTTTCGCTTAATTGTAAAAGCTCCATCCTTACTCTGTCAAAATTAACAGGAGGTCGGGGTGGTTTCCAATTTCCAGAAAAAGCGCAAAGCGGAATATAGCCCGCCTCTAAGTACGGGTCGCCCTTAATGCGTTCTTTCTCTTCCTTTTCTAATTTGTTCAAATCTATAATATATGGCATAAATGGTTACCTTATAAAAGCGTCTCCCGCATGGTACGCACTATAAGTAGGCGGGCGGGAGACTGGTCGGCGCCTATCTGGCAACCGCTTTTTCCATTCCCAGATAAAGCACTGGACTAGCTGGCAAATATCCACCCTAATGCGCTTCTACGAGAGGCCGGGTGGATTTGTTGAGATTATTATACCACAATTCGTGCAAAAAGAAAAGCCAGCGGGTAAACGTTCTTCCGCTGGCTCTCTGTACACATTTCTCCGAAGTGCGTGTACTCTACTTCGGATGCTATAAACAGTATATCACACATTCAGCATTTTTTCAATACCTTTCAGCCGGTAGCCTACCGCCGTCCGGCTATAGTGTGTCTGCGCTGCAATGTCCGGCAGCGGAAGCCGCTCAACGTACCGCAGTAAGGCTATCTTACGGTCTACCCTCCCAAGCGGCGCGTTTTTGATTGCGGCGGTCATCTGCTGTCGGTCAAGTCCTTGCAGCGTAGCGGGCAGCACTACACGAGCCGCCGCCATAGGCAGCACCGAGCCAGAATGGCTGCGGCAGCTGTCCGAAGTTGCGCACCATATTGCCAAGCGCGGTGAACCGGTGACAAAACGTCACCAGTTTGTTGACGTTACCAAAATGGTGATGAGTTTGACTTTTGAGGCTGGAAAAGTTGAACTCATTCGTAAAAATGGCCTGTTTTAACCAATGCCGTGCGTACGTAGTGCTACTCATAGTCAAAACCTCACTGATTTTGCAAGGCCGCCTTCATGCGGTCAAAGAAAAACTGAATCACGGTGCCGATGGTCTCATCGGTGATGGCCCAGCTGATGAGCCTGCCGTATTTGCTGGCACTCAGGGCGGCTCGGAGCATCTTGACGACCCACGCCTTACGCTCTGCGCCGCGTTTCGTCCCCTGAATCTCCTGCTCTGCCCGCTCGATGAGGTCCAGCACCAGCGGCTTTACCGCGGCACCATAGCCAAGGCGTATGCCGCCAATGGCGTAAAAGATAAAGCCGCCCAGCATCAGCACTGCCGCCACCGGGGCGGGGATAAGGTCAAAAAGCTTAGTTGCCAGTGCTACCATGATTGGTCACTCCTTTTAACAGATAGTTGTCGATGTCGGCGCGGCTCTTCTGCATCCCCTCGCGATTGTTGCCGGACAGCTGCGCGTCCAGCAGATTGCGCACCCCGTCGAGGGTCAGACGGCTCACCTCGTCGATTTCTTCAAAGCGGCGCAGGTCACGGGCAAGGGCTTGTGTGTGCTGAAGCTGGCCCTGCTCCAAGGTGCCGATGCGCTTGTCCAGCTCATCCAGCCGCTTGTTCTGCGCGTTGTCCGGCTCCTGCGCCTTTTTGATGTACTTGTGGATAATTTCCAGCACCTTGTCGATGGTGATGGCTGCAGCGCACAGGCTGCCCAGGATGCCCAGTACCCACAGCAAAGCTTCTTTTTCGGTCATTTGCCCTCCCGAAGACGGGTCAGACCCTTCTTTTCGATGATTCGGGGGTAGTTGACGGTGGTCACGTTGAGGTCTACGTTGCCGGAGATGCCCGGTACGCTGCCTTCACTGGTGTGCTGGTGAGCGTTGTAGTGGTAGCCGACGGCGGGGGTGCGCCCGGTCGTATCGGACAGCCAGACGTCCCAGCGGTTTGCCAGACGGCCCATGTCCAGCTCCATGTTGGAGTAGTGGGTGTAGGTGTACAGCTGGGCGTAAAAGCCCATCCGCTCCACCTGTTCCAGCGCATAGGCGGTGAGGTTGGTGAGGTCGAGGGTACTCATGGGCTTGAGCTTGTTTTCCTCCACGTCCACCGCCACCGGCAGGGTCAGCTCCTTGCCCCGCACCGCCTGCCGCAGCAGGGCAAGCTCTGCATCGGCCATTGCTTCGCTGGTGGCGTAGGTGTAGTAGTAGACGCCCACGTCCAGCCCGGCAGCCCGGGCGTTGCGGTAGTTGGTCTCAAAGGTGGGGTCGATATAAAGGCCGTCTGCCCGCTTGGAGAGCTTGCGGTTGGTGCTCACGGTCTTGAGCATTGCCCCCTTGTAGCCAGCCGCCGCCACCTGCGCCCAGTCGATAAGGCCCTGATAGCGGCTCACGTCGATGTACCGGTAGGGCGGGTCTCCCTCCCAGCCGGTTACAGCCTCTGCCCCGGGGGGTTCGGGAGGTTCCGGTGCGGGCTTTGCCTCTTCGGCATCCTGCTTGTCCCCCGGGCCAAAGAGAGCCCGCACCAGCTTTTCCAGCAGCTCCAGCAGTTTATCCATTGTAGTAGTCCTCCCTCGTGATCTCCTTGTACTGCTCTTCACTGATCTCGCCGTCGGTCACCCGCTTGGCCAGCTCCCGCTTGACCCCGGTGCGGCGGCTTGCGGGCATCTCTGCCCAGGTCTTAGTCCCTGCGACCAGTCTGTTTGCCCAGATTTTGTCCATTTTGATGTCCTCCTTATTTGTTGACGGCGGCATCCAGCTCGCACAGCGAGTCCTCGATAGTCGCCAGCCGCTCCTGTGATTCCATATCCTGCTCGCACAGGGCGTCCTCCATCTCTGCGGCAGTCTTTGCCAGCTGCTCCGCCACGGGTCCGGTCTTGTCGGTCATCCGGTAGTGGCGGTCGATCTCGTACCAGTCATAGCAGCGCCCCTCCGCGTCCTCCGCGCTGCGCAGCTTGCGGATGACCCGGAAACTGTCGGTGATGGTCTGGTCGGGATACTCCCGCTCAAGCTGGTGGTAGCCGGTCAGACCGGTGTGAGCGTCGCCGATGGTCTTGAGGACTTCAGCGCCGCCCTCTGTGCCAAAAACATAGTCCACGTCAGGTTCTCCTTTCTCCGATGCTCTCGGACGACGTGCTTCAGGTCGCGGACGACCCGCTCTCCCCGAAACAGCCATTGATAGAGATGATAATTGTTGCAGTGCCGGAGCTGTCCGAGGCGCGAGAGCAGACTTGCTGCCGCTCTGGGCGTGATGGGCCTCCCCTGCCGCCTGCGCTTGCGATACCGCGCCAGCGCCCGCTTGATGTGCAGCAGATTCCGCTTGCGGGGAATGGTGTACCCTCTGCCGTAGCGATAGCCTACGGCATCCGGCAGGCGGCCTTTGGTGCGCTCATAGCCACGCCGGGGCGGGAGCAGCGGCTCTTTGCGCTGCGGTTTTGCCACCGGGAACACCTGCCAGTCGCCCTTGAGCTGCAGGCCGTGGGCGTCAAGCCAGTCTTCGACCAGTAAGCGGAGCTTCCGCAGCTTGCGTTTGTTGGGACCGAATGCCGTCATGTTGTCCATGTACCGGGCGTAGTGTTTGCAATAGCCGCTCTCCCGGATGAGCCGGTCAAGGGGCTGTAAGACGGCGTTGGCGAACCACTGGGAAGTGTACGTCCCCAGCTTTACGCCGTCCCGGATGATGCGCCGGATGAGGTCGAGGACACGGCAGTCCTTGTAGAGCTGCCGCATCCGGGCCATGACGACTTCCGGGGTCAGGCTGTCGTAAAAGTGGCGGATGTCGCCACAAAACTCGTACTTCATCCCCTTGCGGTCGTACTTCATCCATCGCTGGATGGCGTTCTTTTCCCGGTGCGGCCCGCGCTCCCGGATGGAGCCGCAGCAGTAAAAATCCATTCCCCGCATCATCCTGGGCTGCAAGACCTGGATGAGGGCGTGGTGGACGTACTGGTCGGGCCACTGGGCCGGTTCGCTGATGGTGCGCCATTTCCGGGCATTGGCGTCCCATCGCTGGCTGACATGGGGCTTTTTCGGCTCAAAACCGCCGACGAGTATTCGCCGCAGGTCTTCCACCCGCTGCGCCTTGGTCTCCTCCACCCACGCCGTACAGGTGTTGGGCTTGTGGCCTCGATTCCAGTGGTGGGTGCGGTTCACTTCGTCGATGGCTCGCAACAAATTATCATCTGAGATTAACGTATCAAAGAGCTTTCCAGCTCTCTTCATTGGGATACCCTCCTTTTAGCTGTACGGACGTTCCAGCGCCCCTTGCGGGGTGTACTAGCCCGCTCCCAAAACGCCTATCTTCACCATGAGGTGTGCGGCTGTCTGTGCCAAGGATATGTGAGGTTGGAAATATCAAAAAAGGAAGCGGCAGCCGATGTTCCCGTTATAGTTCGACGCGCTGTTGTAGTTGACGTAGAACAAACCATAGTTGGAGTTGTGGCTATAGTTACCACCGACGTAGAGGCACGGGTTCGACGAGCTGAAGTTCCAGTTATCGCACGAGGCCTGAGAACAAAAAAACACCGGCAATGCACAGACAGTCCCTTATAAAGTTCAGCGCCTTACGGCGCGGTTATCTGAGGGGACTGCGGCCCCCTCAGACTCCCCCGTTGGGGAGTTCCTGGAGGCGGCAGCCGATGTACCCGTTATAGTCCGACGCGCCGTTGAAGTTGACGTAGAACAAACCATAGTTGGAGTTGTGGCTATAGTTACCACCGACGTAGAGGCACGGGTACGACGAGCTGAAGTGCCAGTAATCGCACGAGTACGTTGCGTCACTACCGGACGCGGATGTGGGGATAAACACCGGGAAGTCGCCGTTTGCCTTGACCCTGAATGCGGACGGCCAGCCATCGGACGGAACGCCGACCGCCGTGCCATTGCTGCTGTCGCTGAAGTTTGCGGGGTTCAGGATGATGTTGAGGCCATTGCTGTTGTAGTAGCAGCCATCGCACCAGTCATAACAATTATCCCACAATCCCTCGATGTTGCGGTACTGGGTGCCGCAGCCGTAGGTGGTGCGGCTGCTCTGGGTCGTACCGGTGTGGTACGGCATACTGTCGGTGTAGCCCATCGGCTGCAGAGAGCTGTCGTTGCCGCATCCATAGCCGATTTTCGCCTGACTGTTCCAGTCGCAAAATTCGACGATATAGAGCAGCCAGACAGTAAACCGCATGGCAAAATCGCTCTGCCAGATGGTCGAGCCGAGATTGTGGATGCCGGAGCGGGCCGAAGAGCGGGTTATGTTCGCCCTGGGGCTGCCGGTGCCGCTCTTATAGGTGCCGTTGCAGTGGTATCTGCCGATGTACACCACGTCCCGCTCACCGTGACCGTCGCCTCTGTCCATGTGGGCGGGGCTGACGCTGTAGCCCTCCACCGCGCGGTCGGCGATCTGAATGCTCATGCCCCTGCCGTTTTGGGTCAGCTTGTACCAAAATTTCGGGATGCTGACCATCGTGCCGCCGGTGCGCTCGCTCTTTACCATGCCCGCCCAGGGCTGTAAGTTGTCAAAGGGACTGCCATAGCTGCTTGCGCCCGCGACGTAAGGCACCGGGTCGGTAAAGTCTGCCGCCTCGTCGGTGCGGCTCCACTTGGTGGTGCTGGTGCCGTCCCAGCTTGCGCCGTAGATGTGGGTGTATGCAAGTTCAAGGGGATAGTCCTTGTACTCGCTCACCTCCAAGCTGCCCTCGGCGGTCTCGTCGCCCAACGTGGCCGTTACCGTCCACGTGCCAGCGATGGGCAGATACAGCTTGATGCTGCCGCTCTCCGGCACCGTGCCGGAGACGGTCTTGTCCCCGCACTGGGCGGTGACGGTGCTGCCCGCCTTAACCGTGACGGTCAGGGTGTAGTAGGTCAGGGTAAGGGTCTTGGTGCGGCAATACTCCGCCTGCATTGTCTCCGTGGCCACGCCGGTGCCGAGCGTGGCGGTGACCTCCCACTCGCCGTCGTGGGGCAGGGCCGCAGAAAAGCTGCCGTCGGTGGCCGTGCCAGTTACCTTTTTGTCCCCGCTGACTGCGGTGACGGTGCTTCCCGCTTCCGTCTGCACCACCACCCGGGGCAGTACGATGCTGCCTACAGCCGCAGCGTCCGCAGCAGCGCCGGAGATGGTGAGGGTCTTGTCGGTCTCGATTTTGATAGCGTTGATGCGGTCGCCGGTGGCTTTGGCGTCTGCGGGAGCGCCCGAGATGGTGAGGGTGGGGTCGGTACTCACTACAGCAGCCGCCTTGTCGGCGCTTTTTTTCGCTTCTTCTGCGGATGAGGCCGCAGCGTCTCTGCTTGCGGTTGCAGAGTTTGCGGCTAACTCAGCAGCGTCTTTTGCGGTTGACGCAACGGTTGCGGCGGCCTCTGCCTTTTCCCTTGCAATGTCAGCCCCTGCAACATCACTCAATGTGTTGAGCGTGTCGGCGTTCATTGGAGTACCCTCGACAACAGGTTCATCATTACGAATCAAAGTGATGATTTCTGATGTGCCATCAGATTTCATCATAGTCCAACGCCCGGGATATTTTGCTTTTCGGTCAACAAAATGCATAATAGGGTTCACCTCCGCATATTGTATCTGAACAATAAAGTAAATGGTCCTTTGCCATCGCTTCAATGTCAGACAAAACTTTTTCTACTTGATTGATAACCGCAAAATGATAACTAAGCGCCTCGGGAGTTCCCGGGGTAGAACTTTTGCCGCTGCATTTGGAACGAATGGCTTTCACGTTATCAATCCACCGAGTGGCATCCGCAATGGTCAGATAATCATTGATTGTCCAACCAGCTTCCACAGGCACGGTTAAACCGATTGTTCCTGAAAAAATAAGCTTGCTGTCGTCGCCGTAATAAGCGCTTCCATTTGTAATGTTGACGTAGTCGTTTGCGACGACCCATGAGGGTTCGACAGAGGGCGGGTAGAAGTTGTTGGAGGCGGCGAAATAGAGCTGGTATTCGACGCCCTTTTCCAGCGCGAAATCGCCCATGTCCAGCGCCACGTCGTTGTAGCCGCGGATAATGTCGATGAACTTGTCCACTAGGGCGGTCGTGGAGTCGTACTTGCGCAGGACGGTGCGCATCGTGCCCGGCACATAGCCCTTGACACGGAATTCCAGCGAGCGGAGCCGCAGGTCCGCTTTCTTGGCCGTCAGCGGCATGAAAAACTCGAACTTGGCGGGATAAGTGTCCCATGCAGGAATGTCGCCGCTTTCATTTTTCGCAGTAACAACTTGAATGTTTTGCTGTACAATCCTTGCAGAATAAGGTGCGCCAACGATTTCGGCGAGTTCTTTGATTCCGTTTTCAATGCGGTTGTAATCCGTATAGCTCAGAGCGCCCTTCATGCCAGCAGCCCATTCTTGCTGTTCTTCTTCTGTCCATGTGCCAGTTCTTGCCTTTGCGGTCAGTTCTTTTACCCGGTCAACATCAGTTTGCGTTCGGTCTGTAATCCACGTTGCCATATTTCACCTCTTAAAAAATCAGTTTGCCGTCAGCGTCAATAGCGAGAGACTTTGGGACGGTAAATGCAGGGTGAACAACATTGTCATACTTACGGGGGGAATCGTCATTCGTAGCGTAAGAAATCGTCTCTGCGTTGGTATTCACTTGTAACGTAGAATCATACACGGCGTATGCATTTACAAGTTTGCTGACCAACAGAGGTCGCCAGTACTTGTTGGCGCTTGAACTTGTGCCAGCAATATCACGAAGCATCTGAAGCGAGTACAGGTAAGGAGTTCTCGTCCAAATGGAACGTCCTCTGCTGGAGCCCTCCATGTCAGAGGCAAGCATCGTTTTCAGGATTCCAGATGCATTTTGCAGGGGAGTACCCTCGTTGTGCTTATAGCTCGGGCTACTAGTTGTCCAATTCGGAGCATCAGAGCCTTCCGTGTCGTATCCAAACTCGTGGTAAGAAAGCAGGAAAATGCTTTTTGCCATCGTAGTCACTTTGCTGCTACCAGAATTGCAATAAGAGTCAGAAAAACCGGGAGTATAATAGATGGTCGTCTTATCAATAGCTTGCTTCTGGGCGGAGCTGAACGAGTTGAAGTACTCTCCGTTGAGCCAGCTGTTTACGCTGCTGCTGGCGTAAGTAGACCATGTAGAGCTCCAAGCCATGATGGCTGCATAGTGTTTTCGAACCAGAAGAGTTCGCCCGGCTCCATTCAGCTCGCTTTCGTAGTCATGCTTTGCAACGATGAACTCGGCCACGTTACCGCCTTCATCCATAAGGACGGTGCCGCCCTCTGCAACATCAAACAGATTGTACGCTGCCGTAGCAAAGGAGCATTCCGCGGAGACGCCACCTGCCGAGGCTGTGACAACAGCCTTACCCGGGGAGTTCCACTTGACTTGACAGGTGGATTTTCCTTCTGCGTTTGTCAGAACGTGGATAGAGACGATTCCCTCAGGAGAAGCCGACCAGTTGATTTTCGGAGAATCAATAGAAGCAGGGGAGAGGGTGGCAGACAAAATAACGGAGTCGCCCCAGCCAAGCTGTTCACTGGTATGGTCAAGAGACATGGCCTGAGCATCTGCCATCATGTACCCTTCGACAGTGCCTTTGAAACACCCATTGAAGGTGTACTTTACATTGGTTGTCAGCAAGACAGCGTCGTAATTGAACTGATGGTGAATCTTTACAATATCAAGAGCATCAATAGTAGGGCTTGCCCGATAGGTAAGAGAAGCCTTGCGACGGTTAGAAAGGACTCCATAAGACTCCGTAAGGGCGTTCCTGGATTTTGCAAGGATGTCCTTTGTGAGCATAACATTGCTCAGAGTCTGGCTCACGCCTTTGCCCGAAGGATTTTCAGGATAAGCGTAGGTGGCATTTCCTACGGTGGTCACTACGTTAAGCATATTCTGGGCAAAGGTGATTTCCGGCCAAGAATAATTGTTCAGTACTGGAATGTCCAACACGGGGTTGGAGGCATCGGAGCCGTAGACTCGGTTGATTTTTATCACGCCATCACGGGTCTGGTACAGAGCCATTCCAGCCGCATTGGCCGCAAGCTGCAAAATATCAGAATTGTGATAAGTAGACTCATCGCTTGTAATGTCGGTGGAGTAATCTTTCAGTTCATCCGAAATATCGAAGGTAATTTCATCCGCTTCCAACAGCTCCAAGGCATCGTAGCACATCTCATAGAGCGTGCCGTATTTTCTTCCGGTGTACTTCGTGCTGGATAGATACAGGAAAGCGTCTCGCGCCTGAAAGGACGCCTCAATACTGTTGGCAGGGACGCTCCACTCCGACAGGAAGAACATTCCTCCGCTCACCCATTCAGTCTTTCCATCAACATCCATTCCATAACGAACGGTGACAGGCTGGCGCTCATAGATGTACTTGTAAATCCCTTGAGGGTTTACGGAGTCCCATGTGCGGTCACTGTTGTCTAAACTAAAGGAAATCGACTCCTGAGAAAGCTGCCCGGAGATAGGGTCTCTTGCAGAAGAATGGCTGTAGGACAAGATTTTGGTCTTGTCAAACACCAGATACCTTCCGATTTTCACTTGCTCGACCCTTACTCTTCGGTCGGGGAGACACCACTTCAGCACCTCTAGCTCTACAGCATCAAACCCGGAAAGTTCTACTTCAACGTCAGAACGAATGGATTTGTTTCCGTTCACAGTCACGGTTTTCAGCTTTTTGGCCCCAAGATATGCGCTGACCGAAAAATCTGTAGCGTATTCGTTAAACGCTGTAGACCAGCAAATTGAAACACCGGGAATCGAAGATTTGTTTTCGCTCGGAAGCTCAAGCCGAATAACAGGATGGTTTGAATCGTCAAAAATCTCGGCGCTCAAAAAACCAGTAGTTCCATACGGAGGAGAAGAAGGAACGATGCCACAGCTTCCATCAAGAACAGTGAGATTGGGCTCTCCTGTGGAATACCTCGAAATGGAAGCGTTATCAGAAAGTGCAATATTGTGAAAGGTGGAGAACGGGGCCGCCGATGACGTGACGATGGTAGCTTTTTTATTGATGCCAGGCTCAGTGATTCCGCAGGTAATCTCTACAAAAGATTCCGGGACGAGTGTTTCGTTAAATTTTTCTTTCCACCTATCGGAGACTTCAACCATGTGTCATACCTCCACAAGAGAAAGTTTGCACCCTGTCCATCCCATCACGCCACCGGTCTTAGGCCCTCTACGCCACATTCCGCCGGTGCGGTCGGAGACGTACATCTGACGGGTGGTATAACCGGCTGTGGCTTGGTTATAGAATTTAACAGTGCAGTAAAAATTCGTGGTGAAAAGGCTCAGGATGTCGGCCCACTGCCGCGCGGTAAGGTAGTTCCATGACATGGAGACCTTTGCCACATCATGCCGCACGACAGCGCCAACAACTTTACCCTGAACATTTCGCCCAGAGTCCACGATCGTGCTAGTCGTTCCCTCGTAAGAGGAGGGTTCCGGCAGCTCTACGCCATTCACCGTAACCAGTGCAGGAATATTGGCCATCTGAACCATCCTTTCTTAGTAAGAGTAAACTTCAGTACCCATAATGGACATGCCACGTTCTTTCTGCGTTTTTTCAACGGAAGCAGTGAGCTGCTTGCCATCAAGGTAAACTTTCACGTCCCTGCCATCAGAAATTTCTTCTCCGTAGCGCTGCCATATATCGAGGAATGCATTGTAGCAGCCGTTGTACACAGCATCTCTCATCTCTTCGGAGTTTCCACTTGCGGCAGAATAGGTGCTGCTATACGAACCAGACCCATAGGTAGAGTCATAGCTGGATGTGCCAGCATACTGAGAGCTGTCGCTATAGTTAGAACGGCTGATACTGCCAATAATGCCTGCGATAGCAGCGGCAATCGCCACGCCACCGGCAACCATTGCAAAGCCAGTAGGAATGCCAAGCACGGACAACGTGCCACCGATTGCTTCCAGCATGGCGGTAAAAGCGCCGCCAATCGTAGTAATCAAACCAGCTACGCCAGCAAGCATCTTCGGGAACTGGCTCAGTAAGCCACCAGACAAGCCTTTACTGATTGCAAGCGCTGCGGTCGAGAGCGGAGTCTTCGATTTAGTGAACACGCTGGTAATGTTCTCGACCATCTTTGCCGCATTTTGTGTGGCAGCGCCAAAATTCTGAGTCAGTGCGCTCACCAGATTTTTGCCAATGGTAGCGGCTGTATTCAGCAGGGAAGAAGCTTGGCTTTTCAATTCTTTGCTCAGTCTTCCAAGCAAATCGCTTGCAACGGACTTGACGCGTTTACGCTGCTCATCGCCCATAGCGCCCCAGATGGAAGCAGCAATAGTAGTGCCGACTGTTTTCCAGTCGCCACTCTGCGCGGCCTGAATGAAAGTTTGCACTGTGCCGAAGAAGTTGGTCTTGAGGTTGTTGTCGAGTTCGGCCCACTTAGAGTCTAGCCCGGAAATGATGCCGTTGACGTAGCTCGTGCCGCAGTCAATGCCATAGTTCGCCATCTCTTCGCCCTTGAGCTTGGTGGCGTCTACGAGTTTATTCATAGCATCGTTGACATAACCGAGGGAGCCAGTGATACCGTTTGCAAAGCCTTGAACGACGTAGCCGCCAATTCCTTCAAACCACTTAGAGGGAGAGTGAATATCAAGTTCATCTTGAGCGGTTTTCTTGATTCCATCGGTCAACTGTTTGGTCGCGTCATTTGACACATTGGTGTTCCCCGTGATGCCCTTCGTGATGCCATCAATAATGTTTTTGCCGACGCTTAACGGATTAAACTTAGAAACTTTATCAATCAGTTCTCCGAACCACGTTACAGCGTCTTTGATCCCATTGATTACATCGGCAATCAAGAGAACAAATTTTTCCGCAAAGTTTCCATTGGCGGCGATGGCAAGGCGGTCTGATTCGTCTACGCCTTTAATAATCCATCCAATAAACACGCCCATGTCGTGGATAACTTGCGCAAGAGACGCGATTGCACCTTCAAGAAAATTTCCATTCATCTGGATGTCGAGCATTTCCGTTTCAGAAACGCCATTTTGAATCCATCCGATAAGAATTGCAAAATCATTGATAAGATTTCCGAGAGCAGTTATGATGTCTGCCACTGTTTCGGCCGCAATCGTGCCGAAATTTACGAAAGCATCGTGCCAATCAGATTTCAGCTGAAATGCTTCTGCTTCGCTTTCGCTGCCAAGACCACGCACGGCGACAGAGACGGCTTCAAAGCCAAGAACTGCAAGGCCAGCAACGGGATGCCCGCTAATAGTCAAACCGATTCCGATAAGCGTCATGACCAAATCGCCCAAATCGAGGTCAAGGTCTTTGACGACTTTTTGAATTGTCTCGAATGCAGTAGAGATTTTTCCCTGCCATTCTTCAGAAATCAAATTCCAAATCGCTTGGCCGAGATTAGAAAGAGCTTCTTTTAGCCATTTGATAGACTCGCCAAGTTTCCCATCAGTCAAAGAAATATTCCAGCCTTGCGTAAACCCAAGACCCGCAAGGTAAATCAAATCTTTGATACGGGCTAAACCTTGCCGGAAATTTTCGCTGTTTTGATAAAGTTGAACAAATCGACCAACGATAAGGGCGACTGTCCCGGCTACTAGAAGTAGCTCTGGATTAAGACCACCAACGATTTTCCCGAGCTTGTATGCCCAATCATGAGTGTCTTTCAACGCAGTAAGAAGTGCATTCCCGATAGCCCATGCGGCAAAACCGGCGCCGATAGCAGCAACAATAGGAGCAAGTTTGCGTAGCTTTTCCTTGATTTCATCCACAGCGTTGCCGACATAGTCCTTGAACATATCATAGCCGGACAGGTCTACATCGCCCAAGATGTTGCCAGCAGATGCGCCGCTGCCAGAACCGGAACTCCCCTGTGTGGGGTCAATTATGTTCAACTCATCAAAACCCATCGTGTAGTCTTTGAGGGCTTTGGCGGCTTTCTTGGTGGAGTCTGCTGTGTCATCCATTGCATCACCGATGCCGCCAACGCTGTCAGCGCTCTTGGTGAAATCGGTAAACACAACCTTTACGCCCATCAGCTTTGCCACCCACTCAACGAACTCTCGAATGAGCTGCACAGCGGCAATCAGCGGGGGGAGAATGGATTTCAGGGCAGGGTAAAGCAGAGAGCCAACAGACTTCGCCAGCATATCCAACTGCGCTTTCAGAATCTTAATCTGGTTGGCGGGGCTTTGAATGGTCTGCGCAAGATTGCCCTGCACATTGGCGGTCTGCTTTATAATGGCAATGTAACGCAGAACTGCTTTATCTGCCTGAGACAGACTAGAAACCTGCTTGTTAAAGCCCAAGGCAAGAAGCTCCTGCTGTAACCGCGCCTGAGACAGGTCAACGCCAAGACGGCGAATAGGTTCAATCTCGCCAGAGATAGCAGAGGACATTGCGGTAAAGGTTTCGGCAACATCCTTGTTCCAGTAAGAACCTTCGTCATAGGCAAGCTGAGTCAGGTTCTTAGATAGAATGTATGCTTTGTCGCTGGCCAAACCGAACGAAGTACCCAAACTCTGAATGGTAGCCATGTAGGTCATCGCTTTGGTCGGGTCAACTCCAAGCAGACCTTGCATCTTGCTAATAAGCGTATCTGCTTCACCACTCAAATTGCCCATGGCATTATGAAACAGGTCTGTCGCTTCGTAAAAGTCATTGAACTTCGCAACAGCTTTGCCAAGATACTCAGCAATAGCTTTCAGCGAAACCAGCTTTTTTGCAGACAGCATGAAACCATTCAGCTGGGCGGAAAGGCTCATGTAGCTTTTTTTCTGCCGTTCGTTGGCGGCAGTCACACGATTTGCCTGCGTGACCACTTTGCTCAACTGTGGCGGCAGCTTTGCAAAGGCATTGCCCACCTTGTCGAGCTGAGATGCGAGGGGAGTAATGGCAGCGGAAATCTTCTGGCAAGAACTTGCAAAAGAATCGAGGTCGGTGGCTTTCAGCTTGTCGGTCAGGTCAGGGATTTTCCCAATGGCATTGACAGCACTGCCGATTGCTTTTAAGCCGGAAGCGTCCAGAATGGACAGGGGAGCCATTGCGTTTGTCAGTTCAGTAATGCTGCCGGACATGGAGTAGAAGTCTACACCATTCAAGCCGGACACGGCGGCAGGAATTTTCTTGATGGCGTTGACAACGCTGTTAATGCTTTTTACGCTGCCGGAAAAGTTTGCGTTGCCGATGCCATTCAGAAAATTCGTGATGTTGTCCAGCCCAGACAAGCCGGTGGATGCCTGTTTCAACGCAGAAATGGAAGCGGACAGCTTATCAAGGCTGTTCACAACCTTCGTGACGTTGCCCTTTGTCCGCAAATTAGAAATGGCGGTAGCGAGCTTGTCGATATTAAGCTCCGCACCGCTGGATTCCGCAGAGATTTCTACGGATAAGCTTGTAATATCAACATCAGCCATCACTACCACCATCCTTTTGCTCCATCATGGAGAACATCATACGTTTGATTCGCTCCTGTGCTTCCGCAGCACGTTGGTATTCATACTCTTCTTTCTCCTTTTGAGTAAGGGGAATCGGTTTATCCATGTACTTGATGGGCTTAGACCCTTTCTTTCGGAACATATTGCCAACCGTAGAGGAAAGCGCAGATGCCATGTAAAAGCCATTTCTCCAAGCTTCTGCGTTGGCTCTGCGCTCCCGCAGCTCTTCTGCGTCACGGTAGACCTTCGCCAGCCAGACATCGCCGTACCAGAACTGGTCGTATGTCATGCCGATAGAGATGTAATAGGCTTCTACATCATGGAACAGCTTGGAGAAGGAGAATGGCTCTCCCTCACCATCTGCTTCCTGAGATTGTGCGGTTACACAATCTCCCACGTTGCGTTTTTTGCGGTCTTGTCCTCGGTGTCAGTTGCCAGCAGAGACTTAGAAGCGTCCATGAACATCTCAAGCAAAATGCCCATCAGCTCTTCCTTCTCCTCGGTATGCTGGAACATCTCGTCAACGTCCTTGCGCTTGATGCCCTTGTTCCGTGCAATGAAAGCGCCGTAGAACAGAGCACGGGAGTTGGACAGCAGATTAATCATCTGAGTGTACTGGCCAATCTGAAAGCCTGCACGTTCGGCGGCTTCCACACTGTCACGGGTGAAAGTCAGTTCATAAGTGTTCTTGCCATCAGGGGAATGATAATTGATAACCTTTGCAGCCATAATAAATGCTCTCCTTTATAAATAGGAGCAGAACCAAATCCGTTGTTCAGTTCTGCCCGGTTTGATTGATTCGATTTTTGCGGTTTAGCCGCCGTTGATGGTCAGCGCCTTAACGAACTTCGGCTTGGTGTGGAAAATGCAGTTGATGGTCATTTCCACAACCTCATCCACGCCAAAGCCGGACAGGCCAACCTGATGCATACCCTGCCAAGTGAAGCCGGAGCCGTCCTGCATCTTAATTGCATAGTACTTGTCGGGGTTCTCTTCGGCAGATTCATCGTAGCCAGCTTTCTGAACCGATTCGTAATCTTCCTTGTTGTAGTTTGCGGTAAACGCCTTAATATCGGACTGGTTAATACCAAAAATCTGCTTCTGCATCGGATCAGACAGGGTGGTGGCATCCAGAAGGTTCGGATCGGAAATCATATCCGGGACATCCTTGATGTCACACAATTTCGTCAATGCAGACTCGGTAGCACCACAATACAGGGTGGTATTCAGACCGGAGATAGCAGTACTCATAGAATGTTTACCTCCTTAGTTTCGGTAAATCATTCCGTCCTCTCCGATTGTTGCCCCATAGCTGCAATCAATCCGATAGACGGAATTGTTGTACAGCCCATTCAACGGGGCAAACGATTTTCGATAGAAATTGAGCGGTTCCAATACAGAATCCACGATGTCCACAATAGAGCGGGCTTCTGCAATGCGTCCGCTGGTTTTGTTGGAATAGACACGCACACGCAGGGAAACGGCGGCGTACTTGCTTCGGCTGGCAGAATCACGATGAACCGGGAGATTGCTGTTTTCCTCTATCTGCACACACGGAAATTTCTTGACGTTGCTGTCATTGATTTCACCGGTGACGAAGATTCCGGGAACTTGCTTTCGCAGTTCCTTGGCAACAGCTGTAAAGATAGAATTGAAATAATCAATCAACTATTCCAAACCTCCCTCCACGTTGCTTCTACCTGAGAAGCCATTTCTTCAACAGCTCCCCACATAGCCATAGCTGGTTCGTTGCCGCTGGTGTAGTTCAACTGGCCCTTGCCGGGAACGGTATCCACATAGGTTCCGGCATTACCGGGGTCACCGTAGTAGTACCAACGTCTGCCAGCACCCTTGCCTTGACCATAGGAGCCATGCGCACCAACACCGGGCGGCAGTTCGCCGCCATATCCGTTGTGATGTACACCGGTACCAAACTCGATAAAGGCGACTGACTTGCCCTCTGCAATGATGGTGCAAATGTTTCCGTTCTGCTCAACACGACAAGAGACATCGTTGCTACCGGCATATTCTGCATTTGCAAAGCGAACTTTCGCCACATCAAGCCCTTTGTCAGCCAACGCCTTTGCAAACTCCTGCGCCTTTTTGTTCAGGGTGGTCTTGTACTCCCGTATCTGACGTTCCGCATCACGAAGTCCGGCATCGCTCAACCTCACTTTAATTTTCACTTGCAGCCACCTCTTTCAGCGCATACTTCGTGTCTGTAATATGCTCTGCGACTTTGACCACAATGTAATTGAAGGGCTTTGAAATGTCCGTCTGAAACCAGACGCGCGTACCTTCATAAAGCGGTGTGTTGCGCTTTTTGCTGGACGAACTGACAACATAGCTGTAATCCGTGAACGCTCCAAAAGGGTTTGCTTCCGCAGAACCAGTAGGCGGGCTGACGTTCAGCATCAGCTTTGCGGGGTCGCTCCACGATTCGTATGCGGATTCGCCAGTCTCGTTTCCCCACTCGTCCACAACAGGCGTTTTCTCACCAACCGGGTTTGAATACCACAGCGGGCGTTTATCCAGCGGGCTTCCATTGAACATCAGCCGATAACACCTACTCTCGGAACCACTTCATTTAGCAGGGACTGCGCAACATCGGAACTTTCCCACACACGAGTAATGCCGTTATTGGTGTAGCTCGTCTGTCCGTTTGCGCCGATGTGGTTGTACAGTTCCGCTGCAATGCGTATCTGCAACGACTGATACTGCGATGGCAACTCGTCCGGTCTGTTGCCGAAGGGGTAGCCCTGCGCAAATATCTTGTCTTTGGCAAAATCAAGCAGCAGGTCGAAGAGTGGGTAGTCCTCGTCCGTGATTTCACGGTCAAGTGCGGGGGCAATGTACTGCCCCAGTTTGACTGCCGCTTCGGAATACTGGTCTCCCATGCTGCTTTCCTCCTTTCGCCTTAGTAAGCCTTGATGCAGTACACAGCGTCCATGCGCTCAAAGGACGGCAGGACGATTTCAGAGACGTAGATGTTGGTGTTGACAGGATGCACGGTCTGCTCGGTGGTAACAGCAACGCCAGTGTTCACAACGGAAACCTGTGCGTTGGAGATTCCAGCCATCAGGTCGGCTTCCTCAGGGGTGGCAACATAGTACATATTGCCCAGAGAACCAGAAGGAGCCAGCACAACATAGCCATCAGGCAAATACTTTTCGGCAGCAGCGGTCTCTTCCGGCTTGAACATCTTGTCATACAGGTGAATGCGGATGCCGGATGCACTTTCGATAACAGAACGTGCTTCGGAATCAACCAGAACGGCGGTGGCGGTCTTCATAACCGTCAGGAACCGGTTCTTGATTTCATCCGCAGCAATCATCTTGTGGAAAGTGTTGGTGTTCATGTAGGCATCGGTGACAATCTCACCAGTGTTTGCCAGCACGGTGTTTGCGGCAGTAGTCATCGTGGCGATGGGGGTTGCAGTGGTAGGAGCATCCCACTTCTCCTTGGTAGTCAGAGCCTTGTAATTGGACTGCTGCCAAGTACCGTCCGGGTCATAATCGTAGACGTAGCTCACGCCATTGGACTCAATAGAGATGCCGGGCTTGCCAGTCTTGGGAGCCAGAAGCTGCCACACCATACGCTCAGGAACGATGCGTGCGCCAGTGATAAGCTGTGCGGTATCATCGTAGACGCGGTTGATAACATCTGCCGCAAACTCCTGATTGGTAGCCAGAACAGAGATAATCTTGCGGCGGTCTTCCTCGTCAATGTGAGTGCCCTCACGGAAGAACGGCATACTGGTCTCGGTCATTTTGATACCCTGACGAGTACGGAACGTAGCCTTAGTGTCAAACACGCTAGGCTTCAGCGAAACGCCAACGCCCTTGTGGCCACGCAGCCACTTCAGTTCCATGCTGACTTTCTTACGGGCGGGGAACAGAGCGTCAGAAGCATAGGGCTGCGCATTGGTCGGGTCATTCGTCCAATAGGCGGCAATCGCAGCGGGGGAGAAGATTTCATTCAGATTCAGTGCCATAATTTAGTCCTCCTTACTCGCTCTTTGCGCCAACATCAGTACGGCAGAAAACGGCAGGAACAGCCTTTTTCAGAGCGGCAATATCGTTTGCAGAATAGGTAAAGCCAGACAGCTTTGCCTTATCCACATCAATAACGCCCTGAATAAGCAGTGCGCCATTGGGGTTGACGGCAGGGTCAACGGTGTGCAGCAGAATGCCAATGGCATCGGTAGCTGCGTCAGCAGCGCTAGTGCCAGTAGTGGCAGCAGCTTTCAGACCAGTTTTTGCCATGGGGTAACCAGCCGGAACGGCATTGGTTTCCTTGACGGTAAAGGGAATGGCAACGTAGGTATCAGCAGCCAGAATAGTGCTTTCAGGAGCCGATACCGGAGTATTGGTGTACTTCATGTTTTCCTCCTTAATGGAAAGCAGTCATTGCGTCACTCGATGCCTTGTTTGCGTCTGCGCGCTCCTGTGCGAAGCGTTTAGCAAAAGCAACACCTGCGCTATCTGCGCCGTTACCATTGCCATCCGCACCCGGTGGCGTGGGCATATCCTTCAGAAGAGAAGCCTTGTATGCGGTGTCATGGGCGATCATAAACTCCGACTGGAACTTAAACACCTTGTCCATGTCGCCGTCAGCCAGTGCAGATGCAGCCTTGCCAGCCAGTTCAGCGTCATAACCCTGTGCAACGAACTTCTCACGGTAAGATGCAAGGGTCTTTTCCTTGACGAGGTTCTCCTTGTCGGCAGTCAGGGCTTCAATCTGCTTCTGCATCTCTGCCAGCTTGTCAGCCTGTTCCTGTGCGGCGTTCTCGTCATCGGTGCGCTTTGCCTTGAGCTGCTTCTTGTACTCGGCAGCTTCACCATTGGCTTTCGTCACGGCGTTGCGCAGCTTCTCAATCTCTGCGTTAGGGTCTGCAACCTTTTCCAGCGCAGAAATGATTTCATCGGCGGTCATGCCCTCTTTGTAGGCATCACCAAGCAACACATTGAGTTTCATATCGTTAATTTCCTCCTGCGTTTTTTTACCGTTGCTTCCCTGCAACGCTGCGAAATTTGTATCCCGGCTTCCCTGCCGGAATATATCAGCCCGCTAATGCGGATTGATTTTTAGTCGATTAGTTTCCCTGCGCCGTTGTAAACCAGTTCTTCTTTCGCAGCATCAGGAGCAGCGAAAACGGTCGGAACAAGATAGACTGGAACGCCATACAACTTTGCAGCATCAATTTCTACAGTACAGCCGTTATACTGAAAGGCGTTATCGCCGCAAATGCCGATAAAATAATCAGCCTGTGCGAGAAGTTCGATGCTCTTTCCAAGATACCAAAGCCCTTCAGTTCTGCACTTAGGCGGGTTATCTTCGATATAGGTCGGGATAACCTCAAGGCTTTCACCGTACACTGCTTCGGCAATCTTGTGCAAACGGTCAAACGTCATCCGAATATTTTCTTCCGACCGATTCTTCATCGGGCAGGAAATAAACAGCTTCTTCATTTTTGATCTCCTCCCTTTGCATTAGTCTGTTCACCAACCATTTTGCCGTTGTTGGCAATATGGTCAGTCGGCTGTTTCTGCGGCTTCGGTGCTTTCCCATCCTCGCCCAGCTTGCCAGCGGCAATCAGGAAGGGCTTGCTCATTTCGTAAGCAGCTTGCGGGTCGGGGAACAGACCGGGCGTGGTAAACGCCAACTGCGGGTCAATGCTCTGACCGAGCATCTGCGCAAAAATCTGAACCTTGCTTTGCTGATTGTCGTACTGACGGCGGGGCAGTTTGATGTTGATGTCGCTTGCCATCAGCTTAGAACCAGCCGTATCACGCAGGATTTTCAGCATCACAGACAGGCTTTGGCGTTCCGAGAACTTGAACATATTCTCGTACTGCTGCGCCCTTGCTTCTGTGTGATTCCAGCCGTTGCGGACGATAACTGCGCCCACGTTGTCAGACGTTGCATTCTCGCTGCCAGTGGCACTAGGCATGGCAGTCAGGCTGCGGTACACGTTCAACATGGAATCAAGCAAGGTCTGGCTCTGCTGCTGGTCAAGCTCGTTTGCAAGCTGCGCGACCGAAGCTGGCTGACCGGAAGATGACTTCAGGCACATTGCGCCCATAGCCTTAACAGCTTTTAAGGCTTCTTCGTCCACAAGGCAGTTGGTAAACACCATGATGGATTGAATGAACTGTGCCACACCGTCCAGCCGGTTGCTTTCAAGGTCGTTGATGGCATCCAGAACAGGGATAGCCGGTTCAAACAGACCCATGCGCTCCGGGTTGAGTTTGTATTCGACCATTGGCAACATTCCAAGAGAATGGCTCTCCGATTTCGTAACCTTGCCGTTGTCGATTTCAAAGTACTGGTTTGGCGTATACACGCAAATCAGGTCGTTTAGGTCATTCTGATAATTGCGCGGGATGTGCAGCACGTTGGCGATAGGCTTATGCCCAATGCCGGAGTTATAAATCACATACGCCATATCCGGGTCGGGAACATCCACCAGCAGTGGCGTTTCGTCCGGGTAGTTGCCGTTGTACCCCTTGTCGGGGAGAACAATGCGGTATCCCTGTCCGCACTCCAACATCCACTGCCAGAGCCGCCGATCAAGTGCGTCCTTGCCCTCATACTGCAATGCGTTGGACAGCCGGGCAATTTCTTCGCCGTCACCAGTTGCCGTTTCAGACCGCACATAAGAACAAGGAGTGCCGCTCATATATCCTGTGTAGAAGCCCACACACTCATTGGCGTGGTTCTCTACAATGCGGTTCGTGATTTCAGCGTGGTATTCCTTCGTGCGGAGGAGGACAGGCTGACTGCCCAAGTAGTAGTTGTGCAAAAAGCGAATCTCGTTCTTGTTCAGCAGATGGATAGGCTCTGCCTTGCCCATGACCACTTTCAGCACGTTCTCCCGATTGATTTCCGTCTCCGGCGTTTCAATCGGTCTGCGTCCGGTCATCGGATTATTCAAAAATCCACCAACGACCATCTGATACTCAGCCATGCGTTCCTCCTTCCTGGCAAAATAAAAAGCGCAGCAAGACAAACCTGTTAAGGTCTATCTCACTGCGCTTACAACTGCGCTTCAAAAGCTATTCAGTTTTTAAACTTTGGTACGGAGACCCATGTATCTTTTGGAAGGTTTGAATCTCCAATTGTAATCCAATGGCAAAGAGGGCACAGAAGGGAGAACTTACCTTCCACTTCGCCAAGATAACGTCCGCAATCACATGGATTGCCGTTTGCGTCTTTCCGAGGGCGCTTGCATCGTACTTTTGCTACCATCTGTGCTCCTTTCGTTGGATTTCTGGAAACAGGCTGTTGAGCACAGACCTGTCAGAAGCTACTGGGAAACTGTTCGCACTTCCAGCCGTGCTATTCTTCGCCCGAAGAAAACCATTGCAGCCTTTACATTCAGTTGTTGGACAGACGTAAACGGGTCAGCTGCAATTTTGGTGCTGCATAATGGATTTGAACCAATGTATGTCCGGTTATGAGCCGGATGCTCTAGCCTGACTGAGCTAATGCAACATAGGAACCCGGCTTGATTGGTTAACCGCTGCTCTTTGCAATGTCATGCCTAAACATTACATTGAGAGCCGGGAGTAGCGGTGGAGGTTTTGGAGAATAAAGCCATGCAAAGCTAGGTAGTTGGTTGTGCTGCGTAACGGAATCGAACCGTTGCTTGCCAGCCGTGGGGGAGACAGGCTGGCATTCCCCTTACAATTGGAAACGCAACATATAAAGCCCGGTGAAGGTGAAAGAGTGAGAAAACCTCCACCGGTGAAAGGAGGAATATGCTTGTTGACACGCACGCGGGTAAAATGACAAAACCCCGCGTGCAAGCTATTCCTTTAAGGGAAGCTGCAAAACTTCCTGTGTACATTATAAGCCTTGTCAAGTGGTGAAATCAAATAAATAGACCCAGCGAACACAATATATTGTGTTTTTAATCAAAAAGGTCTCTTGACAGGCTCAATTTTACTGATTCCGTTGTACAGTTCATCGGCAAGCTGTGCCAGACTGTCCGGCGCATCATCGTGCGGAACTTTGCCAAGCTGTGTGAACATTGTCACCTGTTCCATGAACGCCTTGTACTCTTTCGACTGGTGTTTTTCGTCAAGGAAATAGAACCGTTTGATATCCGGCGCATACTGGATAATTCTTGACAGCTTGCTTTGACCGCTGGGGGCACGCTGGCTTCTGACGGAACAGTGATACCCCTGCTGCCGGAGCTGGCTGTCCACCACGTCACAATATTCATCACCTCCGTTGTTGGCTTCGCCACGCACCACATTGATTTTATGCTGGATGATTTTGCCCACGACTTCCGGTCTGGTCACGGTCTTATCGCCGTTATTGAACACAAGGTCGGGGATGAATACAGCATCTCCGTACACATAAGCGATAGGACAGGCAGTGAAGTCACCGCCGCCCCATGCAATATCCATGACCATGAGCTTACGATCTGGCTCTCCGTCAGGCAGAACGCCGTTGAAATACCGCAGTTCATCGGCAGGGAACAGCAAACCTTCACGCACATAGGGCTTGCCCATATATTTTGCCCACCATGTTGCATCGTCAATGCTGGCTTTCATATCGGCATAGTAGGCATCATCAAAGCCCACGCCATAGTCATAATTGAAGTTGCTGTGTCCATTTTCGTCCACCGCAGGAATCACCCGGAATCGGTACTTTGGATTGTCTGCATACTGGTTCTGGATGCGTCCCAGAGGGTCAAGCACGTTCCAGCGCGTACCGACCATCAGCTCTAATGCGCCCTGCTTTTTACGATCTTTCAACTGGTTTAAGTAGGCATCGTACTTGTTGTTTAGACGCTCGACATTCAGGCTTTCCTCCAAGTCCTCGATCAAGTCATCGCTGTACAGAACGCCACCCTCGCCAATTTCAACAGCACCAGTCAGCGTACCACCAATAGAGCGGCAAGTCAGGGTGGGGAACCGCTTCTTTCGGTTCAGGTCAACGCTTTCGTCCTTTGCGCTCTTGTCCACAAGCTGAACGTCAGGGAAGATTTTGCCCCAGTTGTAGGTCACAGGGTCGGTGATAATGGACAGCACTTCGCCATAAAAGCCGTTGGTCAGTTTGTCGGAGTGTCCGCTCATAACCGATGCAACGTCAGGGCGGTTGCCCATTAGCCATGTGATGAAAAAAATACATAGCGTCGATTTTCCGACGCGAGCGGGCAAGCTAACTCCCAAGAAATCAATCCGCTTATAAAATAAGTCCTCAAGGTCATCTGCCAGCACTTTCAAAACCCTGCGTCTCGGCTGATAGAACTTCTTTTCCGGTGCACGGTTCCATTCAAGATAGATGCAATAGCTGTCGAACACATCCTTTGCTTCAAACAGGTACGTCCGGCCGATAATGTCATAGACTTTCGCCACGTCCTCGCCCGTTTTCATCTTGCCCATCATGGCTGCACAGACGGAGCGCAGCTCGCCAGAGTATTTGTAGGCATCGAACCGCTTGTCTTGCGGCATGGCATCTCTTAGGTTCACGACCGCCTGAAACCAGTCCTCGTAGACCTGTGCTTCTGTCGGATTTCGCTTTGCA